ATGAGCAAGTCAGAGACCCGCTCAAAACTTCAGGACTGGCACCGTCAGGACATTGCTGCCGAGATCCGCAAGCGTGGCATTAGCGTTGCGGAACTGGCGCGCCGTAACGGTTACAGCAACCCCACTACATTTTACAACGTGTTCAAGCTCCCCTACCCGAAGGTAGAGCGCATTGTGGCTGAATTTCTGGGGGTGGAGCCCCAGGTAATCTGGCCAACGCGTTATGCCCGCCACACGCACGCTCAGTGTAACACTGCACCTTACTCCAGGCAGCAGGTTGAATCTCCGTCTTGTCATGGTTGAGTCCTGTTTTGTGAACTGCGTTCAGATTAGGCCTAAAAATCGGCCGCTGATAGACGCAAAACCCCTTTTTGTTTGGCACATGAATTCGGAGCGGTACCACAAATGGCACGCAGAAGTTGGAAACACGAACGGGCAATCAGCCTTCGGCGCGGCATGGAACTGAACGTTCAATATGCCCGCGAGAAGCACAACCGCAGTGTGGATCGGATCGCTGATCTGATGGGCATGCCCAGTCATTTCACGCTGTACAAATATCTGGAAAGCGGGCGCATGCCGGCAATCCTGATACCGGCGTTCGAGAACGCCTGCGGGGCACACTTCGTGACCCAGTACCTCGCCCAAAGCGCTAACCGCATGCTGGTGGAGGTCCCCACCGGCCGCAACGCGACCCACAAGGAGCTGAACGAAGTCAGTGCCTACACCAACCAGGTGATGGGCATGCTGATCGATTTCTATGAAGGGCGGTGTGAACAGGAAGAGGTAGAGGGCGCGCTGACAACCTTGATTGAAGACCTGGCCCACCAGCGCGGAAACGTAGCGAAACACCAGCAGCCGGAACTGTTCTTGGGAGGTGAGTGATGTCGAGTGAGCTCAGCAGAAAAGATCATTATGAACGGACATTAGAGGCGTTGATTGCAGACAGCCAGCAGTCTTCTCGTAAGGGAGAGTGTGAAAAGGACTGGAAGGTAGCGGACGAGTTTAGATCAACTCATAACCTCGCAAAGGGTTATGTTATTTGTTTCCGGCGGAAGGCGTTTGCTTGGACATCGCAACTGCCAGCGGCTCATATGTTTTCGGTCGGCTGCTTCGCTTTCAGCTCAACAGGACAGGCTTATGAGACGGTGGACGATACCGGTAATGGGCAGGCTGATGTTTGGAGTCGACTGCCATGAAACAGTGGTTCACAGCGAAAGAACTGGCCGAAGCCAGACTCCCGGGCATGCCACACAGCAAAAAAAGAGTGTTGGAACTCGCGAAGCGCGAAGGGTGGGAGAGCCAGCAAAGAATGGGCCGCGGCGGCGGCTTCGAGTACCACATCAACAATCTGCCACTGGAAGCACGTAAGGCGTTAGAGAGCCAGATGGCTGGCGAACTTCTAACGCGGGCGGTGGAAGCCCCACGGCAACTGGCTCCGGCCACAAAAGCCTACGGCGACCTGCCGCTGACCGAAAAGCAACGGGCGGCAGCTGATGCGCGGGTCACCATCGTTAACGCGATTGAAGGCCTGAGAGCCCAGGGCGTTACTCAGCAGGCCGCGATGACAACCCTGCTTACACATGCCGAAGTGGGCCAGTTGGCGATCAGCAACCCACCGTTGGACAGGGCCCTACGCATGGCCAAAGACACGCGGGGCCGTGGCGGTCATTCACCATACCCCAGCGTGCGAAGCCTGAAGCGGTATCTGTCGAAGGATGCGAAAGAGCTGGCACCTCAGAAGCGCCAACCAGAGCCGCCCCCGGCCTGGGCCAACGACTTCCTTGTGTGCTGGCAGAAGCCGGAGAAGCCCTCAATTGAGCATGCCTACCGCCAGTTCACCGCCAACTGGTCCGGCGAAGGCAAACCGCCGAGCGTTCATGCGGTGCGCCGATTCATCAAGAAAATGGGTAACGTGGCCCGGCACCACGGCCGCATGGGTCCCCGTGAGCTGAAGAACATCCTGCCGTTCGCACGCCGGGATTTCAGCAAGCTGCTGCCGGGCGATGTGTATAGCGCCGATGGCCACACCTTTGATGGCGAGGTGCAACACCCACTTCACGGCCGGCCGTTCAAGCCGGAGATCACCACCTGGATTGATATCGCCACCCGGAAATCGGTCGGCGTGTCGGTGGCCCTGGCCGAAAGCGGCATTGCCGTGCTTGATGCGCTGATCGATTCCTGCCGCAAGGCGGTACCGGCGGTGATCTACGTCGACAACGGTTCTGGCTACTGCAACGCCATGCTCAAGGATGAAGCCACCGGCGTGCTGGCCCGCCTCAGCGCCACCATGACCCACTCGCTGCCCTACAACTCTCAAGCGCGGGGCGTGATCGAGCGGGTGCACCAAACCCTGTGGATTGACGGCGCCAAGGAACTGCCTGGCTTTGTCGGTGCAGACATGGACCGCGAAGCAGCCCAGCGTAACTTCAAGCTGAGCCGAAAGGCGATCCACGGCGGCGCTCAGCCGCTGATGGCCTGGGACGAATTCATGGCCTGGGTGCATGCGCGAGTGGATTGGTACAACAACCGACCGCACCGGACCCTGCCCAAGATCACCGACGCCGACGGCAAACGTCGCCATGCCACCCCGAACGAGCAGTGGGAGCACTTCGAGAAGCAGGGCTGGACGCCTCTTACTCTGACCGGTGATGAAGCGGCGCAGATCTTCCGACCGCGTGTGGTGCGCAAGGTGCTTCGAGGCGAGATCCAGCTGTTTGCCAACCGGTACTTCAGCCAGGAGCTGACCGAGTGGCACGGGGAAGAAGTGCAGGTGGCCTACGACCTCAACAACGCCGAGCACATCTGGGTGTTTGAGCAGGAACATGGGTACCTGATCTGCCGCGCTGAGTGGAATGCCAACAGCACTGACTACTTCCCGATTGCTTTCGTCGAACAGGCTCGTGAGAAGCGGTACGAGGGCCGGATTCGCCGCAAGGAGGCCCAAATCAAGGAAATCGAGGAAGAGCGTCGAGGTCGCCCGATCCTGGAGCATGACACCAGTATGAGCCTGGGCGCACTGGGCACCATCAACGGTGAACTGCTGCGGGCAAGGTCCAAGACGCTGAACCAACCGGCAGAGGAAGAAATCCAGCCACTGAGCCGGTTTGACGCCATGAGACCTGAGGAGCGATACGCCCTTTACCACCAATACTTGAGCGGCGAGAAGCCAGTCGAGGACGACGCTATAGCTTGGATGAAGCGTTATCCGGGGAGCTCGGAATACCGTTCGAGGAAGCGCAGAGAAGAAAGCGAGAAAGACTTGGGGTCCGCGGAACCGACCCGCTGAACCCCAAAGACAATCACATAAGGAGTGATGCGAGTATGTTGAATGATCAAGCGTTAGCCGTCAACGGCGTAGCCGATACTGCAAACCTGAGCCTATGCGATGTGGCGCTGGAGCGGGCCATTGAACGCACCGGAAGCCTGCCCGGCATGGTGTGTCTGTTTGGACCCAGCGGGTTCGGCAAATCCGTAGCCGCCACCCACGTGGCGTGCCGCCGCCGAGCCTACTACGTGCAGGCCAAGAGCGTTTGGACCAAAAAACACACTTTGCTGGCAATCTTGCATGAGATGGGAATGCAGCCAGCTAAAACCATCCCGGAAATGCTGGATCAGGCGGCGCAGGAGCTCGCGATGAGTGGCCGTCCCCTGATTATCGATGAGATGGATCACCTGGTCGAAAAGAAGACCGTTGAGTTGATTCGAGATCTCTATGAGTCCAGTCACGCACCGATCCTGCTGATCGGCGAAGAGCAAATGCCGAGCAAGCTCAAGCGATGGGAGCGCTTCCATGGCCGGGTGCTGAGTTGGGTTCCCGCCGAGCCGGTCACCCTGGAAGACGCGATCAAGCTAGCTCCGCTTTATGCGCCCGCCGTCGAAATCGCTGAGGACCTATTACAACACCTGGTGGACATCTCTGCCGGCAGCGTCCGTCGTGTGGCGGTAAATCTGGAGCTGATTGCCGATGCCGCCACCGCCGCTGGTGCCGCCAGGATCGACCGCAAAACGTGGGGCCGCCGTGAGCTGTACACCGGAGAAGCGCCGAAGCGGAGGCTTTCATGATTGCAGTAGCGAACCGCAAAGGCTATCGCAAGCCGGCCCAGATGGAGCTGATCGGGGGGAAGCCCCCACGTCAGCGGGTCTGGGAACAGATCCGCAAGTTCAAGATGAAGTTCAAGGTTTACGACATCGCCAGGAGCTCTGAGGTGGACGATGAGACGGTGAAGACATACGTGCAGAGCCTCGTAAAGGGTGGTTACGTCGTGCGCCTCACCGAGGCTCAGTATGAGGTTGCTGAATATCAGCTCCTCAAGGACACCGGAGTTGAAGCCCCCCGTCTTACCAGAGATGGCCAGCCAGTCACGGCTGGCCTTGGGCAGGAAGCTATGTGGCGATGCCTGCGGATGCTGGGTGCCCTGGACGCTCGCCAACTGGCTGCGCATGCAAGCAGTTCCGGCATTGAGGTGAAAGTAACTACCTCCAAGCGCTATCTGATGATGCTTAAAAAAGCTGGGTATCTGGAAGTCGTAGAGCCATGCAACCGCCGGCTAGCGCGGATGGAAAAACTCCGCCTGATTCCGCGCATGGATACCGGCCCGCGCCCACCTCAGATCCAAAACGTCAAGACGGTGTATGACCCGAACCTGAATCGGGTGATGTACGCCGATGAGCCGGAGGAAATGCTGTGAAAAAGGCAGATATTAGCGCCTGGGGCGATAGCCCGCCGGAGTTTATCAAGGTGCTCTCCCGCCTGGTTGAGCAGGAAGGCAGTCGGGCTGCAGCAGCTGAACGGATTGGTGTTAACCGCGCCACCGTCAGCACGCTCTTGGCCAACAAGTACCCGGCAAATACCAAGCGGATGGAGCAGGCAATTATGACCTGGGCCTCATTCGTCAGCTGTCCGGTGCTCGGGGAGATTACCGGCGAGCAATGCCAAACAGAGCGTTCAAAGCCCTTCATCGGAAGCAACCCGACCCGGATCCGGTTGTACCGGGCCTGCCGCAGCTGTCCGAGAAACCCGGGAGCAAATCAGGATAAGGAGCACTGAGATGCCGGCAGAAATCACCGAAGTCAAGTATGCCGACCCGGATCCGCTGTCCGAGTTCGAAGCGGCAAAGCCTTGGTACGAGCGCCGTGACGGCTTGTGCGGGATTGGTACCGCGAACGTTAGCGCCGACCCAGAGCGCCGCCCACTAACGCCGGTGCTGCTGATTCTTGAAATCGAATTCTGGGATGGGCGCCGAAATCAAATGACACCAGCCATGTTCGATCTTGAGCAGGCGAAGGCACTTCAGCACGCACTACTGATGGCCATCAACGAAGTGAGCAGGAGACAACAATGACCATGTACCCAACCGCTTACTTGGAGCACTACGCCGATATGTACTCGGCCCACATGCTCTACAAGCACGGCGTAAGCCTCGATCAGTATCTGGCAGATCCGGCCCGGTATGAGCATCTGTTAGGCGCCCCATTCCCGCTGATGCCGGCACAAACCAAGGTTCGCGTGCGGCTGATCCGGGAAGACGCCCTGCAGCAGCAGGCCGAAGAAATCACCCAGGAGCTGGACAATCTGCCGCGCAACAACGTGCGGCCTTTCGAGCCCCTGCGTCACCAGAGGCACCCCAAAAGACGCGGCAGGCTGAGCTGTTTCAAGCGCACAACCCGCCCGCAACCCCAAACGACGTGAGGTTCTGAGTTATGAGCGAAGTAGCCCAGGCGGAACAGTTCCGCCGCAACGCAAAAGGCCACCTGGTACCGGTGGATCAGATCAAAGACATCGATCGCCTACGGGATGATCTGGTGATGACCGTCATCGCCAAGGTTAAGGCCCTTCAGGAGGAAATGCGCAAAGCCAAGGCTGAGATATCTAGCGAGGTTGAAGCCTTCCTGGAGCTGAGCGCCAGGGAATATGACACCGCTTATGGCGGCAAAAAAGGCAACGTGACTCTTGCCAGTTTTGACGGCCAGTTCCAGGTAAAGCGTGCCGTGGCCGATCACCTGGCGTTTGATGAGCGCCTGCAGGTGGCCAAGGAGCTGATTGACCAGTGCATCCATGAATGGACCGCTGGCAGCCGATCCGAAGTTCAGGCTCTGGTGGAGCACGCTTTCCAGACCGACAAAGAAGGCAAGATCAGCACCGCCCGCGTGTTGGGCCTGCGTAGCCTGAACATCAAAGACCAGAAGTGGCAGCAAGCCATGCAGGCCATCATGGATTCCATCCAGGTGACCGGCTCAAAGAGCTATCTGCGCTTTTACGAGCGGGAAGGCCAGGACGGTCCGCACCGCCAAATCCCGCTCGATGTAGCGGCCCTTTAAGCAACCAACCCCCGCAAACCAAAGAGGAATACAACGTGAACAAAGCACAACTGATTGACGCCCTGATCATCAAGCACCACCAGAAGCGCGAGATGAACGTTATCCAGAAGGCCGATATGACCGCTGTGGTCGATGGGCTAACCGAAATTGTGCAGGAGCACTTGGCCCACGGTCAGGAAGTGACACTGCCCGGGATTGGCAAGTTCTTGGTGACCGAGCGAGCCGCCCGCAGTGGCCGCAACCCTCAAACGGGCGAGGAGCTGGAGATTCCGGCCTCTAAGGCCCCGAAATTCAAAGCCTCCAAGACGCTGAAAGAGGCGGTGAACCATGAATAAGGCAACGGCAAAGGCAAAGGCGCACAGCCACGGTCGCCCGCACGATCCGAATCAGTGGCTCGAAGACTGCGGAGAGGCCACGAAGATCCTGATCATGCCGAACGAAAAAGGCATCCAGGTAGGCATCAAGCTGGGTGAGAAGGCGATGGATCTGGAAAACCCAACCATCGCACAGGCGCTGGCCCTGGTGGGAGCAGAGGCGATTCGTAAGGCGATCAAAGAGATGTTCGACGTCGAGGGCGAACAGATTTCAGCTGACGAAGCCGCGCGGCATCTTGTGAAACATCTTCATTGAGCGAAACGCCCCAGCCGGGGCGTCTGCCGGGCGTGGTGGCCCGGTACTGACGAGCAGCCAGGAGTGCCCCATGAAAGCCTTTGGATTTAATGAAACCGACATTCTGCGAGGTGAAATGCAGGCGGCCCAGGTTGATGCCTGGATCATAAAGTCATACCCCGATCGCTGTGCGGCGGAGCAGGACTGGGAATACGCGTCCTCTCGGTTCTCAGAAGCTAAAACCGAGCTGATCCGCCGCATGAAAGAAAGCGAGGTTGACCCGGAGATGATTGCTCAAGTCGAGGGCCTGAAAGCACATTTCATTCCCGTGGAGACCGACTGATGGATAAGTGGCAAGAGATTGAAAACCGGCTTTCCGGTGTGTTCGGCAGTGTAAAGGCTGCCGCTGGAGGCCATGAAATCAGCCTTGAAAAGCAGGTAGACAAAGAGCGCCTTATTGTCGCGGTCTACGTTGATGGCTGGATACGAGGCGAGTGGACAAGAGCAACGGCCGATGGTGAACCTGAGTTCTTGCAGGCAAGGTTCTGGCGGCCGTATCGCGCGCGGCCATGGAAGCTGAGCCAGTACAAAAACCTGAAAAAGGCTTTCGGAAAGAAAAAAGCGGATGAAATGACTGCACTTAAAACCTGCGCATTCATGCCGTATTGGAACACCCCAAAAAGCCTGGTTCGCCACTTAAAAAAGAATTTTCCTGATCTGGAGCTAAGAGATTCAGTTCCCGCTGATCCGCTTCGCGACTGCCCTGAGATCTCAATGCTACCGAGGGATGCCGATCTATGACTCGAAACAACCGTAAGGGCGTACTTGCCCAGATCCACATCGCCCGCAAAGAGCTGGCCCTGGACGAAGAGACCTATCGCCAGATGATCGCGACCGTCACAGGCGGGAAGCGCTCCTGTGCACATTGCACCGTGGCCGAACTGCACAAAATCGTGCAGCACATGAAGGATCGCGGCTTCAAAGCGAAGTCTCGCAAGCGCGTGGCACAGCATCCGGGCACGCCGCACAACCTCGATCGTGAACCCATGCTCCAAAAAATTGAGGCTCTGTTGGCAGAGCTGAAAGCCCCCTGGAGCTACGCCGATGCGATCGCCAAACGACAGTACCGAATCGAGCGCGTGGCCTGGCTGAGAACGGTTGAGCAATTCAGGGCAGTGATTGCCGCTCTTGACGTCGAGCTGACCAAGCGACGGCTCCTCTCATCGTTAGAGGTGGCCCTGGAAGAACGAGGTCTAACGCTTGATGACGTGGAAAAGCAGGCGGAAAACCTGCCCCGCAACTGGAGGCGCAACCGGCGCGTACTGGTAAAACTTTGTACCCACTACATGGTGCCGACTGACTGGCTTGAGCTGCATAGACGGGAGTCCCGCGCATGAAACTAGGCCGCTGCCCTGTCTGCCACAGTCACCTGCACCTTGATGCTCTGATCCAGGACGATGCTGGCAGTGAGCTATTGGGTGTTCTGGCCGGTCTGGGCCGCCCGCTGGCCCGGCCGTTGGTTCAGTATCTGGCCCTGTTCCGCCCTGCAAAGTCAGACCTGAGCAACGCGCGGGCGCTGAAGCTGGCAAAAGAGACCCTGGATATCGCTGATCGAGACAGCCTGATTGCTGCATTGCAGGACACGGTCCGCAGCATTCAGGAGAAGCGCCAGAAGGGCCAGGTCCAGCCCCTGAAAAACCACAATTATCTCAAGCAAGTTCTGGCCAGCGTCGCACCGGAGGCCCGCCGTCCAGCTTCTGAAGCGGACAACAACCGGCCCACAGTCACGGAGAAAAAGCAGGGCATGGAAGAAAGCCCGGAAGAAGCCCAGCGCAAGTGGGAGGCTCACATGCGCAAGCTGGGCGTGGATCCGAACCAGTACAAGGTGAAGAAATGAGTGTTGAAACCGAGCTGCTCCCCCAGTCCCTGGCTGAACTGGTCGATATCATCGGCCTCCCTGCTGTTCTCAAGCTGATGAAAGCCTTTGGAGGCACGGATATCTGGATTCCGAAGCGCTTGTCTCACAATCACGAGCTGGTGAACGCCCTCGGCCCTGAGGCGGCTCAAACGCTTTGCGAGTACATGGCTGGGGAGCGATTCAAGGTTGCACGCGGTAAAGCCATTGAGATCGAGGTCCGGAACCGTGCCATTCGCCGGGAACGCCAGGAAGGCGCGAAGCTCTCAGACCTAGCGCTACGTTTTGAATTATGCGACCGCCAGGTTCTTAATATTCTGAACAGCGAGCCCCAGGACGATAACCAGGGAGACTTGTTTGAATGAACCTGGCAGAGCGCCCAGAGGCCATTCGAGCCGAGATTGAGCAGGATAAACAACGCTGGTTTCGGGCGTGGCGAATGACCCAGAGCAAGCGGCCCGCAGAGATTCGGAGTTGGATAAATCAGATCGAAAACGAGGAGGAAAAGAACGATTGGCGACGCCGGCTGAACGCCATGCGTCACCGGAGCCCTTTTAATCGCAACCTCTGAGGGCGCCCAGCCGCCCTTGCCAACCCCGCCAAGCTGCCGTATCTTTTTCTTGCCCCCCTGAAAACCAACACCCGAACCCTTACACCCCTACAACACCGCCCGATCTCCCTACTCTGGGAGCATGAAAAACACCACGTCGAACCACCTCATACTGAAACGCGGCTACACCGATCGCGGCACCTTTGGTCGCATTGAAACGCCGGTTCGGACCTATGACACGCTTGAACGCCCCTGGGCGGGCAATCGCGCCTATGTGAGCTGCATTCCCGAGGGCATCTACACCCTCAAAAAGCGGCGCTCTGGTGTTGTGGAGCGCTCAACGGGCGGTTTGTATCTGCACGGCTGGGAGGTAACCAACGTCCCGGGCCGCACATTCATCATGATGCACCCCGCCAACCTCATGGAACAGCTCGAAGGCTGCATAGCCCCCGGCCTGTCTACGGGCGTCTTGCCCGACAAAGACGGAAACCCGCAGTGGGCGATCCTCAACAGCCTGGCAGCGTTCAAGATGCTTATGGATGATCTGGAGGCCCACGACGAGTGGACTCTGGATGTGCGCGGCTTTCACCCGGAGTGGCCTTAATATGGACTGGAGTTGGGATAGCGTTAAAGACACCGTTGCGGCAGCGGCCCCTTTGCTCGGGGGCGCTCTGGGAGGCCCGGCCGGTGGGGCGATTGGCGGCCTGATTGCCAGTGCCCTGGGGGTTGAAAACAAGCCCGACGCGGTCGCTCAGGCTCTAAAAACCGACCCGCAAGCCGCGTTCAAGCTCCAGGAGCTGGAGCGAACCCACCAGCGCGAGCTTGAGCGGATGCACCTGGAGGCGGAGACCGCCCGCCTGTCTGAGATCAACCAGACAATGCGAGCAGAGGCCAGCGCCAACGACGGGTATGTTCGCCGCTGGAGGCCAACCTTTGGCTATATGGTCGCCCTTACCTGGATGATCCAGAGCATAGCGATTGCCTGGGCCATGGTTGCTGAGCCCGAAGAAGCGGCCAATCTCATCAACGCGGTGACGGCGCTCACGCCCATGTGGGGCATTGCCCTGTCCATTCTCGGTATCAATATCACCTCACGTAGTCGCGACAAACGGGTGAAGCAAGGACAGGACGGACGCGGCTTACTGGACAAACTCACTGACGCATTAGGGAACAAAGCGCGTGGATGAAAAGCAATTTGAGGAGGCGCAAGCGCTGACCGATCGCCTCACGATGGCCGGCATTGAGCGAGCCAGGCAGGCTCAGAGTGAACCGCCGCTGGAAGTCGAAGGCCAGCGGCTTTGTTTGGGATGCGAGGATCCGATCAGTGCGGCCCGCCTGAATGCCAACCCACGGGCGGTTCGCTGCGTGGAATGTCAGAACGATCACGATCGCACGGGGGCGTAATGGACCTGTCGCAGTTTGATTATGAGGCGGCCAAGTTTTGGATGAGCTTCATTCAGCTCGCCGGCCTGGTTGCGCTGTTCATTTACACGCACCTGACGAACAAGTCGAAGGCCAATTCAAGCGCGATTGAGAGCGTCAAAGATGATTTTGATGATCTGAAGGATCGAGTGGTGGCGATTGAGGGCCGCCTCGAAAACGCGCCCACGCACCAGGATATCTCCAAGGTCTACGACCGCTTGAACGACGTCGCCGAGGACCTCTCCAGTGTCAGTGGCCAGATGAGGGGCCTCTCCAACCAGTTACACATGGTCAATCAGTACCTGCTCAACCAGAAAGGAGGCCAGGGCCAGTGAGTTATCAGGACTTCCAAACCGAAGGCCGCCGCCTGGGGATTTTGCGGATCCTCGCCCGGCGCAACATGTTCACCGCCAACGAATACAGTCTGAACGATGAGCTTGGCGGCAATTACGGGCACCACGTGAGCAAGGATTTGCTGCACAGCGATCTGGCCTGGCTTGAAGAACAGGGCCTTGTGATGTGCCAACAGCCGCGGGCTGGGTGGATCGTGACACTGACCAGTCGGGGTAACGATGTCTCCGAGGGTCGGGCAAAAACGCCTGGTGTTGCTGCACCCTTGCCGGGAGCCTGAACCATGCCCCCGCGTTCAAAGATCTACGATCTCCCCCAGGAGCTGCGAGACGAGCTGAACGAACGGCTTGTCAGTAACGGCTTTCAGGACTACGAGGGTTTGACCTCCTGGCTGGCTGACAACGGCTTCAAGCTCTCCCGATCGGCGGTGCACCGCTATGGTAGCGCCCTGCAGGAAGAGTTCGACGAGGCCATGGGGGCCGTGCGCAAGAGCACCGAAATGGCCAAAGCCTGGGCAGAGTCAGACGAAGACACCCAGGGCTCCCTGATGGGCGCCACGTCCCAGATGGTTCAGCACCAGCTCATGCAGATCACTCTGGCTCTGAGTCGTGCGGAGCACGAGCCGGAGAAGGCCGCCAAGCACATGGCCACCGTGAGCCATGCCATGGCGGATCTGGGCCGGATGACGATCAACCAGAAGAAGTGGGCCCGGGAAGTGCGCAAGGAAGTGGCCCGGGAAGCCGCAGACAAAGCGGCGGAAGTGGCCAAGCGCGGCGGTCTGTCTTCCGATGTAGTCAATGATCTGCGGCGCGAACTGCTGGGGATTGCGTAGTGCCAAACAACCCGCTTTCTAATGTCCCAACCGCCAACGCCGACGCTCCGCCGCCGGTGTTGCTGCCTTACCAGCAGGCTTGGATTGCCGACGACAGCCAGCTCAAGGTGAGCGAGAAGAGCCGGCGGACCGGTCTGACCTGGGCCGAGGCGGCGGACGATGTTTTGATTGCCGCCGCTGCCAAAAGCGCGGGCGGCCAGAATGTCTATTACATCGGCTATAACCAGGACATGGCCATCGAATACGTGGAAGCATGCGCATTGTGGGCCCGCGTGTTCAATCGAGGTGCCAGTGCCGTGGAAGAGGGGCTCTGGGAAGACGACAGCGACGATAAGCACATCAAGACGTTTACCATCCGGTTCCCCGACAGCGGGCACCGGATCGTGGCGCTATCCAGCCGGCCCGCAAACCTTCGGGGTAAGCAGGGCGTCGTGGTGATTGATGAGGCCGCGTTCCACGATCAGCTTTCAGAGCTGCTAAAGGCCGCCCTGGCCCTGTTGATCTGGGGCGGCAAGGTCCGCGTGATCAGCACCCACAACGGCGATAAAAACCCGTTTAACCTGCTGATCAACGACCTTCGCGCCGGTCGGCGCAAGGGCTCTGTGCAGCGGATCAGCTTCAAGGAAGCCGTGGATCAAGGGCTGTATGAGCGCGTGTGCCTGCGCCTTGGAAGGGAATGGACCAAGGCCAGACAGGAATCCTGGGTAAAAGAGGTCTACGACTTCTACGGCGATGCGGCCGATGAAGAGCTGGATGTGATCCCGGCGGAGGGCTCCGGTAACTGGCTGCCCAGGGCGCTGGTGGAGGATCGCACCCGCAAGGACATCCCGGTGCTGCGCCTCAAGCTGGAGGACGCCTTCAAACAGTGGCCATCGGCCATGCGTGAGGCTGAAATCCGCGATTGGTGCGAGGAGCACCTGAAACCCTTGCTGATCAACCTGCCTGAGAATCTCTGGCTGGCTTTCGGTGAGGATTTTGCCCGACGGATGGACCTTACCGTCATTGTTCCCCTGCTGATCGGGCAGGACCTGGTGCGCCGGACGCCGTTTGTCGTAGAACTGGCGAATGTGCCTTTCGAGCAGCAGCGCCAGATTCTGCACTACATCCTGGACCGCGTGCCCAAACTGCAGGGCGGTGCCATGGATGCCACCGGTAATGGCGCGTATTTGGCGGAAGTCACCGCTCAGGCTTACGGCGGGCACCGCGTGCAGGAGGTGATGCTCTCTGAGTCCTGGTACCGGGAGAACATGCCTCCACTAAAGGCCGCCTTCGAGGACGGAACGTTGGAAATCCCGGCGGACAGCTTCCTGGTTGATGACATGCGAGCGGTTCAGACCGTCAACGGCGTCGCAAAAGTGCCAAATAACACGCGTAAAGACGGCCGCCATGGTGACTTTGCGATTGCGCTGGCCCTGGCTTACGCGGCCAGCCGCATGGATCCGGCCCCCATCGAATACACACCGGCTCCCAACGTGAAAAGCCGCTGGGACGCCCAACCAGACCCCTGGGCAGACGACGATGATTTGCCCATACAGGAGACAGGCGCATGGTAGATATCCTTGATCACCGTGGGCTTCCCATGCCCCGTGAAAGCAAGCCAGGGCCCGCTCAGGAGCCCCAAACAGCGAGCGTTGGTTACCTTTACCGCGAGTTTGCAGACCACCCCAGCCGTGGCCTGACGCCCTCAAAGCTGGCCCGCATTTTAGAGGATGGCGAACAGGGACGCCTGGAAGACCAGGCACGCCTGGCTGAGGATATGGAAGAGAAAGACGCCCATCTGTTTTCTGAGCTGAGCAAGCGCCGTCGGGCGCTGCTGGGCCTGAACTGGCATCTGACCCCACCCGAGGATGCGACAGCCCAGGAAAAAGAGTGGACGAATCGTGTGGAGCGAATCATTCGCGCCCTGGACTGGGAAGAGATCGTCTACGATGCCTCGGCTGCGATCCTCTATGGCTACGCGTGCCTGGAATACGATTGGGAGCGCAGCGAGGGCCAGTGGCGCCTGAAATCTGCCGATTATCGCCAGCCTGACTGGTTTATGACGCCGGCTCACGACCGGGATCGCCTGGCGCTGCGAACGTTAGACGGCATTGGCGAGGAACTTCGCCAATGGGGCTGGCTGGTTCACATTCACAAGGCCAAATCCGGTTATCTGACCCGGGGCGGGCTCGCCCGAATCCTTGCCTGGCCGTACCTGTTTCGGAACTATTCGGCCCGGGATATGGCCGAATTTCTGGAAATCTACGGGCTCCCTCTGCGACTGGGCAAGTACCCGGCCGGAGCCAGTGACACCGAAAAGTCCACCCTGATGAAGGCGGTTGTGAACATCGGCCATGCCGCTGCCGGCATCATTCCCCAGGGCATGGAACTGGAGTTCCAGGAAGCGGCCAAAGGCGGCCCTGATCCGTTCATGGCAATGATCCGCTGGGCAGAGTCGGCCATGAGCAAGGCCATTCTGGGTGGCACGCTGACCAGCCAAACGAGCGAAAGCGGCGGTGGCGCCTACGCTCTCGGGCAGGTTCACAACGACGTCCGCCACGACATTCTGGTCAGTGATGCCCGCCAGATTGCCCGCTCGTTGACGCGGGATCTCGTGGAGCCGCTAACCCGCCTAAACACGCCTATGCGACGCCTGCCGTCGTTTGTCTTTGAGACGGAGCAGCCCGAAGACATTAAGTTGTATGCCGAGGCCCTGCCGAAACTGAGCAAGGTGATGAGCATCTCGGAGAAATGGGCGCTTCAGAAACTCGGCATCCCGGAGCCCGAGCCCGGCGAAAAGCTGTTGGGGTCCACCGCAATGCCTGCGCCTGGCTTTGGGAGACAGGCGGCCACCGCCGCCCTGCGCACGCGGCAAGACGAGCCCTCGACAACTGATCGCCAGGTTCAGGCCCTCGGCGAAGCCTCCGAAGGCGCTGTTGATGGTTGGATTGATCAGGTTCGCGCTCTTTTGGATGAGGTTGATTCCCTGGACGAACTGGCTGAACGCCTTATCGACGTGTATCCGGAGATGGACACGCAAGCACTGGCAGACGTAATCGGCGAGGCGCTGACGGCGGCGGAGCTGGCCGGGCGCTATGAGTCGCTACCGGAGGACGATCGTGGCTGAGTACGGATCGCGGCCCTTCGCCGAGCAGCTGTCGTTTTTCCAGGAAAAAATCAATCTGCCCACACGGACCTTCCGGGATATCCAGGGCGCGGCCAATGCCAGGGCGTTCGTGGTTGCCGGAGCCATGCGGGATGATCTGTTGTCGGATTTTCGCCAGGTGATCGATAAAGCCATCGCGAAAGGCACGACGCTGCAAGATTTTCGGAAGGACTTCGAGCAAATCGTCGAGCGGCGCGGCTGGACAGGATGGACCGGCGAGGGATCGGCCGCCGGGCGTGCCTGGCGAACGCGGATCATCTACCAGACCAACCTGCGGACCAGTTACCACGCCGGGCGATACAAGCAGATGAAGTCCACAGCCCAGGCCCGCCCGTTCTGGCGGTACCGCCACAGCATTGCGGTGGAGAACCCGCGTGTCGATCATAAAAGCTGGGACGGCCTGATCTTGCGCCACGATGACCCCTGGTGGGACATCCACTATCCGCCCAACGGCTGGGGCTGCCAGTGTTTTGTCGAGAGTTTGGCCCAGCGGGATCTGGATCGGCTCGGCAAAGCGGGCCCAGACGAGGCTCCCACCGATCCCGGTAGCACCGAGGGCATTGGTGAGGGGTGGCGTTACAACGTCGGAGAGGCTGCCTGGGGGCGCCCTGTTAGCGAACGCGCCTATGTGGAAGCCAATGACGGGCAGTGGGAGTCTCTCGCTGAGGACGATTGGCGGTCTCTGGGTCTGCCGGAGGAACTGCCTGTTGATCCCACTGACCTGGCGTTGGGGCAGCAATTGTCCAGCCGGAAAGATCGCATCGATGCCGTGAGAGAGGCGATCGGCGGCAAGGCTGAGCGGGTTTACACGATCGAGGCTGGAAAGGTTGAGTATCCCGTACTTATAAACGCAGAAACGCTCGGCACCCACTTAGGGCAGGATCGCTCCCGGTTCATTCCTCTGATTCCGGCGGCTTTGGAGAATCCCGCTGAGGTCTGGGTTACTTTTGAGCGCAGTCGTCAGAGCGGAAAGGTGGCTTTGCGGGTGCGGGCTTTAAAAGTCATTCGTACAACCAAGGACCGGGCTGTGATGGCGGTGCTTGAGACGCAAGCCGGGCAGTTGGTCGGTTGGACGTTTCTAGTGATGGAGCCGAAAAGGGTTAACGCAAAGCGGGTGGGAAAAATTCTGTATCAGCGCCCTTTGAGGACGCCCTGACCCTGCCGCACCAGGGACCGGCGCCACGTTTTGAGACTACGGATGCGGCCACTCAAAACGCGCTAGAAACCAAAGAGTAGCACGTTTAGGGAGAACGTTAGAAGATGGCGGGCACGCGACTCGAACTAACGCTGGATGACCGGGTTGTTCAGCAAGCCTTCCAGGATCTGTTGCGCCGATCGGGGACGCTGGAGCCTGCGCTTCGTGATATCGGCGAAAGCCTCATCAACAGCACCCGGCAACGATTCGAGGATCAGGAGGGGCCTGACGGCGAGCCCTGGGAGCCGCTGTCACCGACGACGCTGGGGCTCAAGCCAAAGAACACCGATAAGATCCTGATCCGGGAAGGTGACCTGATGCGGGACCTGGTTCCCCAGGTAACCGGTGATTCTCTGGAGATTACCAACAATAGGATATACGCGGCCATGCAGCAGTTCGGTGGCCAGACAAGCCCGGACAGCATGATCCCCAACCGGATCATACCGGCCCGCCCATTTCTGGGCTTTTCAGCGACGGATGAGCAGGATATTCTGGCGATCGCCAGGGAGCACCTAGCCGGCGCTTTTGAGTGACGCTCTCAGATCGCCTGTAATCGATTTTAGGGCCGAAGGCATCCAACCACACCGGAAAAAACCGAAAAGGCACGTGACGGAGTTTCTAACGCGGGTCTAACGCCTATTGATCACCCTGGCGGATCGTGAAAAGCTGAATAGCGCCTTCCGCCCTCCCAAATCAACCCGCTTCCTACCCAAAAAAGCACCCGAATCCATTCGCGTTCCCCACATGCAGGCCAGTGCCCAAACTGGCCCCATGAAAACATCACCCCGCATTCAAATTGCCGCCCTGACGGCAAGGCTTCGAAAGCCCAGCGCAGAAATCCAGCTGTTCCCGGCTGGTCTGTTCCGTGCCAGAGACGGTCGCCCCGAGGGTTTGAAGGGCTGGCAGGTCACTGCCGATGCCGCTCGCCAGTTGGTGGCCCTGGCCACCGAGCGTCAAACCCCGTTCGTGATCGACTACGAACACCAGACCCTGTACGCGGAAACCTCCGGTAACCCAGCTCCTGCGGCTGCCTGGTTTAACACCCTGGAGTGGCGAGAAGGCGACGGTCTGTATGCAGTGGATGTGGAGTGGACCGAGCGGGCCGCTGCTCTGATTGAAGGCGATGAGTACCGCTATCTCTCCCCCGTTTTCAAATTCGACAAGAACACCGGTGCGGTGACTGAGCTGCTGATGGCAGCGGTGACCAACAACCCGGCCATTGATGGCATCGCCGATGTGGCGGCTGCCCGTTATCTGCACCAACCACACGAGGAGGCTACACCCGTGGACAAAGAACTGCTGGAAATGCTGGGCCTGGGCGAAGACGCCACGCCTGAGCAGGTTCGAGCGGCTGTTCAGGCGCTGATGGAAAAAGCCCAGAAAGCCGAAGACGACATGACCGCACTGCGGGCAAAGGGAGGAAACCCGGACCCGGAGAAATTCGTGCCCAAAGCGGCGTTCGATGAGTTGAACGAGCGCGTTGCAGCACTCTCTAGCCAGTTGACCACGGGCGAAGTGGACAAGCTGGTAAGCGAAGGGCTGGAAGACGGCCGCTTGATGCCGTCTCTGGAAAGCTGGGCGCGCGATCTGGGCAAAAAGGATATCGCTGCTCTTCGCGGTTTCCTGGGCAGCGCTCAGCCTCTTGAAGCGCTGCGCAGTCAGCAAACCGATGGCAAGAAGCCGCCCGAAGGTGACAACAAGCTGACCGAAGAAGAGCTGGCCGTGTGCCGCCACATGAATCAGACGCCTGAGCAGTTCCTGAAGGCCAAAGGCGTCAAGGTTGAGGAGAACCAGGCATGATTATTACCCCGTCACTTCTTACCGCGTTGATGACCAGCTTCAAGAACGAATACCAGGCTGGTCAAACCATGGCGGAGCCTCAGTGGGATCGTCTTGCGTCCCGCGTTGGTAGCTCCTCCCGGTCCAACACTTACGGATGGCTGGGCCAGTTCCCGCAATTCCGCAAGTGGGTCGGCGATCGCGTCATCAAAGATATGAAGGCGCACGGCTACGAAATCACCAATGAGCTGTTCGAGTCCACCGTAGGCGTTGCCCGGACCGACATCGAAGACGACAACATTGGCGCTTACAGCATGCTGTTCCAGGAAATGGGGCGTGCCGCTGCCATTCATCCCGATGAGCTGGTGTTTGCCCTGTTGGCGGCCGGTGGCAGCACCCTGTGCTACGACGGGCAGAACTTCTTCGACAATGAGCACCCGGTGTACCCGAACGTGGACGGCACTGGCACGGCGACTCTGGTGGCCAACCAGGATATCCCGGGCTCCAGTCCTGGTGATGCCTGGTACCTGCTCGACGTCAGCCGCGCGATCAAGCCGATCATCTACCAGGAGCGGATTCCTGCCGACCTGCAGCAGATGACCAAAAACGATGACGAGCACGTGTTCACAGCGGATGAGTACCGCTATGGCGTCCGGGCCCGCTCCAACGTTGGCTTTGGCTTCTGGCAGATGGCTTACAAGTCCCAGCAGCCGCTGACGGCCGAGAATTACGCCTCAGCACGCACGGCCATGATGAACTTCAAGGCCGACGGCGGTCGCCCGATGGGTGTGCGCCCGACACTGCTGGTGGTACCGCCCACCCTGGAGCAGAAAGCCTTTGAGGTGCTCAAGGCAGAGCGCGACGCCAACGGCGCAACCAACGTTTACCAGAACTCTGCGGAGCTGCTGGTCACTCCCTGGCTGAGCTAAGGAGTTAACCAATGACTGCACGGAAAACGCCGGCCAAGGCTGCTGCAAAGCAGCCTGAGGCCAAAGCCCCGGGAACTGAGCAGAGCACTGCGACGGAAACCGGGCAACCGAGCAAGGAGCGGGGGCCTGCCAAGGATGGCACCTCTTCCGGCGTCGAGCTGGAGGTGGTCACTCGACTGGAACGTCGTATCCGCGCCGGAGTGGTGGTCACTCGTGATCCCCGCACTGTCACCGTCACAGAGGATGTCGCCGAAGCGTTAGAGGCGGATCCGCACATCACAGTGAGACGCGCATGAGTTACGCCAGCCAGGCAGATCTGGTCGAACGATTCGGTGAAGACGAGCTGGTGCGTTTAACGGACCGCTCCCACACCGGGACGATCGACTCGGCGGTTTTGACCGTGGCCTTAGAGGATGCCACGGCTGAAATCGACGGCTACCTGGCTGCGCGTTACCAACTGCCCCTGACCAGCGTTCCGACAGTGCTGGTCAGGGTGTGTGCCGATATTGCTCGCTATTTCCTGCACGACGACAACCTAAACGATGTGGTCGAAGCCCGCTACAAGTCGGCGGTTGCGCTGCTCAAACAACTGGCCTCTGGCCAGGTGTCACTGGGTCTTTCCGACAGTGGTGAGACCCCGGAATCGAATGATGGGGCTGAAATGCAAAGCGGTGGGCGTGTCTGGGGACGAGATGACAGCAAAGGGTTCATCTGATGACCGATCTGGCGGCCTGGGTAGAGCGGATCTCAACCCGCGATGTGCCTGCAACGGTGGCGGCGGATGTCTCGGCTGCCCAGCAGGCCCGGCGTCTGCCGTCACTGATTGTGGTTCCAGGCCGAGAAACGGTTCAGACCACGCCCATGACGGCCAGTGCCAGGCACAAGGTGATTGTGGAGGTCCTGGTGGTCACCGGCATCCAGCGCGGCAATCAGGCCCTCGGTGGTCGGATGGCCAACGAACTGGATTGGCTGCGTCTGCCGATGCTTCGCCAGCTGATCGGATGGACACCGCCGCCATTTGGCACCGCAACGCCCTCGCGGACCTGGTACGAGTACTTCACCACGCCCGTGCTTGTGCATGACACAGAGGTTACCTGGCACGGCGGGCAACTGTTAACCATGAGCAAAAACGCCCTGTTCTGGGTGGATGCGTTTCGAACGGAGTATTGGTGGAAGCCATGAAAAACCCAACCAAGCGTCGCGTGAAACTGCCGCAAAGCGGTGGCCAGTACCAGCGTGCCAAAGATGGCGCGCCCAAACCCAAGGCAGCGGAGCCGGCGACCAGCCCGGACGCGGCCAAACAGACCTCCGACAAGAAGGAGTAAGTTATGTCTGGATTCAAAATGCGCCGGCGTGTGGTGCTGGCGATGATCGAGTCAACCTACGGCACGGATGCCAGCCCGACGACGTCCGCCAATGCCATTCTTTGCCGGACTGTGCGGACCACTCCGCTGGCAGGCGAGGACATTGACCGCAATCTGATTCGCGCCCACTTTGGCAACTCCGAGCAAGTGGCGGGCGAAAAGCACGTGGAACTGGAACTGGAAGTGGAGCTGGCTGGTTCCGGTACCGCCGGCGACGCTCCCGCCTGGGGCCCGCTGTTGCGTGCCTGTGGTTTTGCCGAGACCGAAGACGCCGGCGTGTCCGTGGCCTACAACCCGATTACCGGCTCCGAAGAGTCCATCACCTGTTACATCCATCGGGACGGTGTTTTGCACAAGTTCACTGGTGGGCGCGGCACGGTTCGATTCGATCTGAGCACCAACAATATCCCGTACATGACTTTCCGGTTCATGGGTCTGCTCGGCGATATCAGCAACACCGCGATCCCGCAGGCAGACACCAGTGCGTTCCAGCACCCCGAGCCGGTCACCAACGCCAATACCAGTGCCCTGAGCCTGCACGGCGCTGATTTGAGCTTCCAGTCGCTGACCATTGATCTGGCGGTCAACACTGTGAAGCACCAGATTGTGGGCCAGCCAACCAGCCATCTGATTACCGATCGTCAGCCGACCGGTACCGCAGTGGTGGAAGAGCCTGCCCTGTCAACGCTCAACCTATACGACAAGGCCAAAACCGCCGCCCAGGGTGCGCTGTCGGTCACCCACGGCAAGACTGCTGGAAACATCATTGAGTTCACCGCGCCGAAAGTCCGCTCTGGCAGTCCGACCGAGCAGGACCAGAACGGCGTTCAGATGTTGTCCCTTCCCCTGGGCATTGACCCGGACACGGGCAACGACGAACTCGTCATTACCGTCAAGTAAGAGGCCCCTATGTTCAAACTAAATACCCAACGCAGCTACCAGTACCCGGTGTCGGTTGTGATCTTCGACGGCGAAAAAGAGCAGACCGGCAAGTTCACGGCCACGTTCAAAGTACTGCCCAACTCCCAGATCCGGGATCCGGAAAACGCGGACAAAAAGCTCCTGGATCTGGTCCTGGTTGGTGTTGATGGCATTGAAGTGCCGGGTGAGGACGGTCGGCCCCTGCAGGGCGATGCATTGCTGCAGGCCCTGAAAGACGATCCGGCGGTGTCAGTGGCGCTGGTGGCGGCTTACCAGGAATCCATCACAAAAAAGAACCGGCCGCGAACCTGAGGGGTGCGGGCCGGTTCTGGGTCCTGGGTCACCGCCCGGACCCCGGTGGCCTGGAATCGGATCTGGCGGCGTTTGGGCTCGATATTCAGCCTGAGTCGCTGTTTCGGGAGGACGACAGAGAGTTTGAGGTGTTGCCGGAGAACTGGGAGGCCCTGACGGTGTTTCTCAAATGCGCGACCCAGTGGCGATACGCCGGGATGGCAGGCGTTCAGACCGGGCTGGATTACAGCGCGGTGGACGTGGTTCTGAGGCTCAGCCAGGTAGCTGCCCCGGGCCAGATATTTGAACAGATCCAGATCATCGAAGCCGGCGCGATCGAAGGCTTTGCGGAACGGCAGGATAGACAGTAAATGAGCGAGCTTGAACTGAAACTCAAACTGACGGCGGACGGCCAGGGCCTGACTGGTCAGGTGCGTGCCAGCCGTGAGCAGGTGGAACAGCTCAATCGCTCAGTGAATCGGACCGGAGATGCCGCCGGTCGTGGCGCTCGTGGTCTGGACACCGTCGGTGACTCTGCCGACACGGCCGGGCAATCCCTGAACACCATGCGGGGCTACGCCACCCTGGCGGCCGGTGCTCTGGCGACTCTGGGCGCTGGGCGCCTCGTGGGCAGCCTGATTGACGTCAATACTGAAACCCAGCGGCTGCAAGCGTCACTGGCGACCGTGACCGGGTCCACTGAGGCGGCAACCGCTGCCTGGGAAACCCTCGAAGAATTTGCCAAGACCACGCCGTTTACCCTGGATCAGTCCGTCAACGGCTTCGTCAAGATGAAAGCGTTAGGGCTGGACCCCACGACCGAGGCTCTAACGTCGTTTGGTAACACGGCATCGGCGATGGGTCACGACCTGAACCAGATGATCGAAGCCGTGGCCGACGCCAGCACCTCCGAGTTTGAGCGGCTCAGAGAATTTGGGATCAAGGCTCGCCAGGAAGGCGATCAGGTCTCGTTCATCTTCCAGGGCACGACCACTACCATCGGTAACAACGCCGATGAGATTGTGCGTTACCTTGAGAAGATTGGTAACACTGAGTTTGCCTCGGCCATGCAGCGTCAGATGGCCACGCTGGGCGGCGCCAGCTCCAACCTGCAAGACAACATTGATGCCCTGTTCCGGGAAATCGGCGAAGCGGGTGCCAATTCTCTCGCTTCATCGGCCATTCTGACGCTGTCCGAGAGTGCCGAGACCTTATCGGAGAATTTGGACACCGTGGGCGATGTCGCCAAGGTGTTCGCCGTGCTGATCGGTGGGCGCCTTGCGGCAAGTGTTGGGACCGCTACGGCATCCTTTGTTGTCGGCCAAATTCAGGCCGCCCGATATCAGATGGCCATCGCGTCCCTGGTGACCACGTCTCGGATTGCGGCGGCCAGTCAGATGGCCCTGGCGACGTCTGTGGGCGTTGCGTCTCGCGCCCTCGCGGTTCTTGGTGGCCCGATCGGATTGGTCGCAGTCGCTGCAGGGTCTATCTACGCCTTTCGGGAGGAGCTGGGCCTGGTCGAGCCGGCTGCCCAGACGACCGCCGAGGCGATTGATGAGGTTAACCGCGCGTTCCGTGACCTGTCAGCGACTGGCCGCCAGGATCTAATCTCTGATCTTGAGCAGCAACTGGCTGGTGTTCGTGGCGAGGTGGCCCAGCTCAAAACCGAACTGGACGAGCTGCCAGAGTCCAAGCCGCGTGGCGCGGCCTCGCTTTACGTTAGTTCCTCGGCGCTTGAAGGCGCGACGTTAAGGGGCCAAATCGAAGACCGCCTGCAAGCCATCGAACTGCTGGAAGTGAAACTGCAAGCGGCCCGAAAAGCTCAGAACGCCCTGCTGAACGAGACACCTACCATCCCCGGCGGAAACCCGCTGGACAACCCGGTGGAGCCGGTTGATACAGCGGCTGTTGAAAAGCTCATGGAAGAGCTTGTGGCCCTTCGCACGCGCAACGCTCTGATCGAGTCGGGTATCGAGGTCAGCGAGTCCGCAAAGATCTTGGAAGAGGCGCTGCTGAAAATCCGACTGGAAGCCCAGGGCCTGACCGCAGCGGAGGCGGAAGAATACGTTCAGCTGAAGAATTCCATCGAGCAAGCCGAGCAATCGGCGGAGCGGGCGGCCCGCGAGCGTCAGAGCCTTGCGGAACAGTTTCGGGCAATCCGTGAGGAGCTATACCCCAGCGCCGCTGAGGTCAGCCAAGCCCAGCGCTATTTCGACATCATTGATCGTTACGCCGCCCTGGAAAACCTGGACCCGCGCCAGGTGGAGGCCATGAAGGACCGGATCCGGGATGGCCTCAAAGAGGCGGCGGAGGAATCAGCCGAGGACTTTGCCAATCCGTTCGAGGCAACCGCGAATTCGGTCGCGCAATCACTTCAGAACGCCATTGCTTCCGGGGACTGGGACAGCGTGGGCGATGCGATTGGCGCGTCCCTGGCGACGTCCATCTCAGGGATCGTCAGTAAATCAGTGACCGAGTCCCTGGCAAGCAATATCACCGCCAACAGCGGTGCCTTTGCCCAGATTGGCGCTGCCTTTGCCGGGCCGATTGCCGGAGCCGTCGCCGGTGGCGTTGCTCAGCTTGCGATCGCGGAAGTGTCCGACTGGCTGTCTGGAAGCGATTGGGATCCCACGGAGGCGCGTCAACGGGCACAGGGAACCGGAACGGTGCTGGGCAGCATTGATGCCAAATCTGAGTCGATCGCTCGGGCGGTCGAAGGATCTGAGACAGGTATCGGGCAGCTGGTTGGTATCAACCAGGGAATGCTTCGGGCTCTCCAGAGCCTGCAGGCCGGGATCAGTGGGGCATCGAGCCGCGTGGCGAGAGCCAGGGACGGCATTGAGTTTGAGACCAACGATCGCTTTAGCCAGGATCAGTTGGCTATGGGCGGTCTTGGCATTGCCTTTGGTCCCGGAGGCTTTGCGACAGGACTCGGTCCAATGAGCCTGTTTACGGGCCTGCTCGGACCCTTTGGCGACGTATTAGATGGTGTGTTGGGCGGTCTGTTCTCAGATACGGCTGGCTTCCTTGATGACCTTACCGGCGGCTTACTTTCCGATATCGGTGGCGCGGTGTTTGGCGGAGGCCAAGAGATTAAAGATGTCGGGATTCAGCTCTTTGGCGCAACGCTTGACGAGATGATTGCAGGGGTACGTGAGGGGGATCGGCGGTTTACGGCGCAAGCATTTGCATCGATCGAGGAAGATGGTGGCTGGTTTGGGTCTGACAAGCGATTCGATCGCTTTGAGCGCTTAGGGACCGATGCTGAACGCCAGATCTCTCTTGTATTCGGTGGTATTCAGGATTCTGTTGTGGCTGGCGCCGAGGCGCTCGGCTTTTCCTCGTCTGCCATTGAAGAAGCCCTCTCAGAGTTCCGCGTCAAGACTCAAAAGATCAGCCTGGAGGGGCTCGATGCTGAGGAGCAGGCAGCGGAGCTTGAGGCTGTATTCAGCGGTATCTTTGATCAAGCGGCTGGGGCGGTGATCCCTTTCCTGGGCGAGTTTCAGCGAGCAGGCGAAGGTCTTGGAGAAACGCTTTCCAGAGTAGCGAACCAGACGCTGGTGGCTGAGGAGGCGGTCCATCGCCTTGGCATTGGCTTCGACAACCTGTCCGGGCGAAATCTGGCGCTTGCCTCTGAGCGGCTGATTGAGGCTTCCGGCGGTCTGGAGAGCTTCATCGGTTCCATGCAGAGCTTTATCAGCAGTTTCGCCACCGACGCTCAGCAATTCGAGATTGCGCAATCCGATATCAACCGAGCGCTGGGACAGGTGAACCTCACATTGCCGGAAACCCGCCAGGGCTACTTCGAGTTGGTGCAGGCCCAGAACGGATCCACCGAATCGGGTGCCGAGAACATCGCCACACTCCTGCGCCTGCGAGAAGCGGCGGACACCTATTACAGCATGCTGGAGGATCGCAACGACGATTTCATTGACGCCCAGCGGGCTCGCCTGGATTCGGCTCTGGAGGCGTCCGATGCCGTGGCGAACGCGATCGATCGGTTGACCTCCGTTAGAGGACAAAGCGAGAACAGCCGCGATGCCGCCCGCTCGACGCTCCAGCAGATGGTTGATGCTGGCCAGGTCCAGCCGGGTGCCCAGCTTAATGAGGCGCTTGATTCAGTCACTGGGCTGTCGGCTAACGATTTCGCCAGCTATGAGGACTATCTTCGCGATTTCGTGCAAACCAACCAGCTGTTGGGTGATCTGCAGGCAATCACCGATGAGCAGGTGACCATTGAAGAGCGGATGCTCTCTTCTCTGGAAAGCCAGACATTGATCCTGCAGGAGGGGCAGCAAAGCCAACTGGACGCGTTGCGCGGGATCCGGGGCGCTCTGGGCTCGCCCGTGCAAGCAGCGGTTCCGGCCTCGCAGCCTGTGTTCGTGGGTGGTGCCGGCGTTGAAAGCGATCGCGGACTGGCCGTTATGCAGGATCTGCTCCGAGAGCTGCGCACCTTCCGTCAGGACATGTCGCATACCCAAGGGTCTCTGGTCACGCACGCCTTCAATACATCCAAGCGCCTCAAGCGGCTTGACTACGATGGAGTGCTTATTCGGTCATGAAGATCATCGATCCGATTGAGATCACCAAGGCCAATGTGATCAGCACGAACGCGCAGGATGAGCTGCTGCCAGACTGGCAAGTTGAGGGCGTCCAGTTCCCGCAGAATTTTGGTGGTCAGACCGTTGACTATCAGGGTGACACCGTTGCGTACCACAACGACACAAAGGTCTATGTCTATAGCCGATCAATGAACGAGTCCCGCCTGGTGGCGGAGGTGGTTGGTGTCGCGCCGGACCAGGATCTGCTGCTTTACGATACGTCTAGCAACAGCACGTCAGCGTCTCTCAATGCGAACGGAGATACCACGACCTGGCGCCAGGTGAAAATTTCGCCCGACGAATCGACGCTCTGTATTGTGGCAGTCACAGGGCTAATGGTCGTAGTGGACTTGCAGGACGGGTCTCTTCTGCTCTCAGATGGTGGCGTTGATTCGGTCGCCTATTCGGCTTCTGGAAACTATCTAGCGAGGATGGGGTCTCGCATTGTTGTCTGGGAGACGACCAATTGGTCGACGATTGCCTCCAGCAGTTTCCTCTACGGCATCCGGAGTCAGGTTGTATTTAATGCCGCCGAAACATTGTGCATCGCGATCGCGGTCTCCCCCAATCTGCCGGTGACCTCCCGATACCGCTATTACACGTTGGATATTAGCGACAGTTCGTTAGATTTCGAAACGCTTCCCTCCCAAGCGACTGCTTTGATCAGTCGGCCGGGCGTTAATGAAGTAACGGTGGCTTATGTCAGTTCGGTGGAAATTCGCACACCAGGTCTCGCTTCCAGCGATCAGCGCCTGACCTATGTCAACCAGGGTGCGATTGCAGGCATTTACAGCGCCGATGGCGAAACGCTCTACCTTCTCAGCCTTTCGCTGAAAAATGAGCTTGTTGTGGTTGATCGTGTAGGCCAAACCACCCAGGCCATCACGGTCAACTCTTTTGATGTCGCGAGCGCCGGGCAGCGGGCAGACATTGGGTTGTCTGGCGGCGAACTTGCTTTCACCGATTTCGATCATGGTTTTCAATTCATCCTCGAATCTACGCTTTCCGCGCCCTCTGGGAACGTAAACCCTCAGTTTGAGTCTGGGGAGCGCACGATTTTTCAAAATCGCATTTATGAGGCCCAACAAGCGACGCAAACGCGGCCGGACGTTGGCGCGCTGGAGAGTGCCTGGCTAGATCTGGGGCCCGTTAATTCTCTTCGGATGTTTGACGGGAAAATCGGTTCGGTTACCGAGACCGAAGGTGATCTTCAGGTGGTCCTTCAGGTTGAGGCCCTTGCCGATGGCCTTGCGCTGTTTGGGTTGCAGGCCGGATCAGTGCAGTTAGAGATTCTGGACGCCTCGGACGCGGTGGTGTTCGACACCGGCTCTCTGTCGCTGATCGATAATTCCGCTGCGACGGACTGGTACCAGTATTTCTTTGAGCCGATTTTCTATCGCCAGGAGTTTTCGTTTACAAAGCTGCCGCCGTATCGGAACGCTCGGATACGCGTGACCCTGACCAGCGCTGGGGTGCCGGTAAAAGTGGGCGCTTTGATATTGGGCTCGGTTCGTCGAATCGGCGATAGCCAGTTCGGCGCGCAGACGGGAATAGACAGCTTCAGCCGCAAAGAGCGCGATGTATTCGGAAATTTCGACATCATCAAGCGCGGCTTTTCAAAGACGGCCAACCTGCCGGTTAGCCTGCCATCAGCACAAATTGCTTATGTTCAGCAGTTGCTCGCTTCCTTGGAATCAAAGCCGGTGGTCTACATCGGTGCCGAAAGCCAACGGCAGACAATCATCTATGGCTTTTATGCCAGTTTCGACATGGTCCTGAGCGGCCCCCTTTACTCGGACTACAACCTGGAAATTGAGGGACTCACACAATGAGCACCGTACCCCAAATAGAAGACCTCTCAGAGGCTCCGAGCCGAGCCGATGATGGCGATCAATTCACAGCGAAGGCTGACGCATTGCTCACCAATTTGCAGCCTTTTGCGGAGCAGGCAAACACCCTGGCGTCATTCGTTAACACCAAGTCTGGCGAGGCGGCTGGGAGCGCTCAATCTGCAGGCGAGTCTGCTGCCGTTGCCGCTGATAAGGCTTTGGCCGCTGAGGGTGCTGCGAACACATATGACGATACGACGGAAGGCATCGGCAACACCTCGGATGGTGAGTACTTCACGGTGCCTGCCGCAGATTCGAGCGGATATCTGTCACTTTACAAGAACGACGGTGGAGCAGCGGTGCTAATTCGCACGTCCCCCAGCGATCAGATTTTGACAGATGCTCAGGCGGCCCGGGATGCCGCTGAGGCTTCCTCGCTGGCTGCCCAGGCGAGTCTATCGGCAATCCAGGATCAGGCCGCGTTTTACCCGGATATTGCGTCCGGCATTGCCGGAACTGCAGACGGAGAGTTCTTTCGAGTGCTGTCGGCTGACAACACAGAGGTTGTGTTGTATCGAAATGACTCGAATGTCGAATCGATGATTGCAACATTTCTCACGGCTACTGGTCAGCAGCAGGCGCAGGATGAACTTGAGCAGCGATTACGCACTGATATTGTCAATCTCGTCAAAACCCCATCTGAAATTCCAGTGAGAGCCGCATTCTTCGAGGGTGCAACTGGCGCCTTTATCGACGCATCCAGTGAGGGAGCCTAACCATGGATAACGAATTGATTTTGACTGATGACCAGGGCACCCCGGCAGGTTATGGGGATACGGTGCAGTACATTCTGGACAAGCTGGGTGAGGGGCAGCTGGGGCCGGAGTTGTCCCCGGATCAGTCTGTAGTTATTGACCAAGACACAAGTTTTTACAACTTTACAACTAGCCTTACAAAAACCGGGGTTTATTCGGTCAGCTTTACCGTTTCAGGGGCTTCTGCCGATTTTCGCGTTCGTTTAAGCGTTCTGAACCCTTCCTACCAAACTGCATATATAACTGAAGACGGTCAATATAATTTCCTGGTGTCTGCCCGAGCAGGAACACGAGTTAGGTTAGATGAGGGCTTCCTTTCACCGGGTAGCCTTACCGTTAGTGCAATGTCTTTCCGCGAACTCAAAGGCACCCACGCCCTACAAGACAACTCCTCTCTCAAGCCTGTACGGGGAAGAGTGCCGGTTGGGGGGCGGCGGAATTTGTTGCCGAGTTCTGATTTGTCAAGTGACGCCTGGACTAAAAATCAATACACATTTGAGGTTGTGGCGGGTAGTCCAGCGCTGATACCAGTCAGTGGCGACCTTGCTCGCTATGTTTTTGATGACGCCGGCTTGCCTGATGACGATTACACAGCTCAAGTAAAGGCGAAAAAAGGGAGCGATCCAGTAATAAGAGTTGGGCTAGGTGGTGTTTCAGATGGTACCTGGCCCGCCGCAAATTTTGATGCAGATACTGGCCAGTTAATTAGCGCCAACCCTGCATTGACCGTGCATGAAACTGGGCTTACCGATGATGGCTACTTTTTGTTCCGAGTGTCATCTGAAAACTGCACTTCTAGGGTTTGGCTTTCTGGCGCGGCAGATGGCAGCGACACAGCCGGTAGAGTGAACACTGTTGGAGACGGCCAAACTCCTGCGCTGTTTGTTGATTTGGTACAGCTTGAGTCGGGCTTGACCCCTTCGAGCATCCAAGCCGTGTCTGCTAACGGTTTAGACATCTACGAACCAGGCGCCAAGCACACCGAATACCTCCGCTTTGACCACGTAGACGATAAGCTGGCTCAGACCTTCCCTGACGGCTTTACCGGCGATCTGGTGGTATGCGGTACCGAAGGTTCCTGGATCGACAAGGACGTGACTGTAGCAGCCGGAAGCGATCTTACAATCGGACCTAAGAACCTGCCAAACACAGCCGGTATTCTCCCTGCCCTGGGTGACATTATTGGTTGGGTGCCCGTGGGTAAGTCGCTGACCTCGTCCGAGCAACGAGCCATTGTGGATTACTACAAGGGCCGTGGGGCTAAGGGCAAGCTGGTTCCTAGTGGTGTAGAGCTGGTGACGAATGGGACGTTTGATAGCGATCTAAGTGGTTGGAACGCTGGATCATGGGTTTGGGACTCGGGAAGGGCTCTTGCTGACAGTGTTGCTTCAACTCTAGCGCAGGGAGTAGGTAGCAACGGAGGAGAAGGAAAGGCATTCCTAGTTAAATGGAAACAAACAACGTCTGGGCGCATCCGTCCAAGAATTAGAGATCGGGCTTACAGTCAAGACCTTTATTTTTATTACATGTCGGGCGACAAAGATTTTGAGCGGGTGATTATATCGCCTGATGCTGGTTTGACTTTGCAGTTCTTAGCGGAGGCCGGCAATGTCGTTTATTTAGACAACGTCTCCGTCCAAGAACTCATCCCCGAGGAGGATCTGGCATGAAAAAATCCCTGGTAATCCTAACCCCAGTAGCCAACCTACAAGCCGCCAACCTTCTCGGGACCGCTTTTGGCCTTGGCGATCACAACTTTACGGTGCCTCTGGGTCCGGCAGAGTCTGACAATCCCGAGCCAGAAATCACCCACTACGGGATGCTGCACCAAGCGTCCTTACCAGACTTCCGGGATACGGTCTTTGCTGCAAAAGAGGGGAACCTTCCCCCGATTGAGTGGGCAGACTATGGCGTAACCGAAGCACAGGTTCAGGCGGTGATTGATGCGCTGATTGTGGATGTGGCCGAAACCCCATATCCGCATCCTAGTCAGCACTTTCAGTCGGTTCTAGAATCTAATGGATTGGTGGGCGTATGATTTATACTTGGTTCCTATTGGTGGATCTCCCCTTGGCATTGCTGCGGGTCATTGTCGTCTTGTTGGGCCCATTTGTTGTTACCTTGGCTCTTCCCTTCTCACGCAACGATAAGCTCCCGAAATTTGCTGCCTGGTGGGATAACCCAGACTATGGCATTAAAGGCAATCATGTATATTTAACTCAGAAAGCGTATAACCCTTTGGTTAAGTACGCTGGTCGGTTTCCGAGTAATTGGTACTGGTTGGTGGTTCGGAATCCCGCAAATGGTCTGACAGAGTCCCGCATGTTTTCGGTCAGCCAGGCAGACTGCGATTATGTTCGGCACAAGGGTGATGAGCGGGTCGATAACTACCTACCGGGCTGGCAGTTTGTTTATGCAAAGCAGGGTTGGAGGCTATATACCGGGTTTTACTGGTTCAAGGGGCGAGGTGAGTATCGTTTCGGTTTTAAGTTGCTTCCGCACGAGCCTGCCCGGCCTCGGCGCGTGGGAATGACCTTTATACCCAACCCTTTCAAGAGGTCTTAAAGTCTCTCACAGCGCAAAGCCTTTCGATTACTCGGTCCCAGGCTTTGCGCATTTTTGCTTCTCTGAATGTTTGCACCTGTGCCAATTGCTCTGCACCGAGGTTTAGGTTGGCTTCTCGTAGCCCTGAGTTCCATTTCACGCGGATGTCGCATCCGCCTGCGTAAACTCTTATCTCGGCTTGGGCATCCTCAGAGATGGCTTTTTCTAGCTCTCTCAGCATAGCTGTCGTCACTATCATTTTTGTATCCGGGCATGGTCTGACGCTTCCCTAGACTATACGTTAGAAACACCCTAAACAGTCTCTCGAAAACCCCTTTTCTAACGTTTTACGGGGTGCCAAAACATTCGCTTTACGGTGCCAAATCCGGCGCGTCTCTACAATAGCGGTGGACACTTTGTTGACACCCCAACCGGTACTCCTTATTCTTTTTTTAGTCTTGAAACCGATCACTCGGGCCTTACGGAAAACTCTGACTGCCCGGTAACCGCCAGTACGAAAGACTTTGTTCTGGTACCCACGTTTTTGCAAAAGCGAATTCTGGGCTTTAACAAAAAGCCGAGTTTTTCGTGCCTCGAAAAAGAGTCTCCATCAAAAAGCCCCGAAATGCTGCATTTTACAAACAGCATGGCCTTTGCTTTTATTGTCGCAAGCCTATGTGGCTTCATAATGTTGATCAATTCGCCTCTTATCATTCAATTACGACCAAGCAGGCGAGTTATTTTCAGTGCACGGGCGAGCATCTTATAGCCCATTGTGAGGGCGGGACTCCCTCTCAGCGTAACATCGTAGCGGCGTGCAGATTCTGCAATTTGAAAAGGCATGCCAGACAGACTCCGCCTGATCCATTTTCCTATTTCCGCATTGTTCAGCGACGTTTAGCCAAAGGAGCATGGAATTCTCACCTGTTGGGCTAGCAGCCCATGCTACCTGATTGATTTAGATAAAAATGCTTTTCTAGACAGGGCCTCTTTACATACCGTCAAAATGAATTTATGGTTTCTTTAATCCCATAGGGCGTCGGATTTCGTCCAGCCGCCCTCAACCCGCCAGGTCCGACTAAGTCGACTGGTTCCCCAGATCCTGCTAAGCAGCGACGGGGCACTAATCAGTCGAAACATTGTGACCAAAAATACTCGATCCTCCCTTAGAAAACCCAGGTCTATCGCTTTTTCCCGTCAGAAAGGCCTGTGCTACTACTGCAAAAAACCAATGTGGCAGAAGGATCTTAATGGCTATGCCCGTCTGCACGGAATTTCTCTGGCTCGCGCAAAATACTTTCAATGCACAGGTGAACACCTAGTTGCACACAGCGAAGGCGGGTCCGCATCCCAAACCAATATTGTTGCGGCTTGTTTGTTCTGTAATCGAAATAGGCATCAGCGAAAGAATCCACCGACGCCTGAAGCGTACTCCCAGTTGGTTGAGAAACGCCTCGAAAGGGGCGGATGGAACGCACATTTGCTCAACTGAACTAAGTCTTCAAAAAGGTCGCCTTTCTGTCATTTATGCAATGTCTATCTACATTGAGTTCTCCGGTTAAAAATCCGAGTGTTGTATCATTAAAGAGGACTTCTTTTCGGTGGTGCAAATGGTTTGCGCTTGATGTTCGGCTTACCCACTGAAATTACCCGACCTCTTCTGCAATAATCGGAGATTCTGTTTGATCGTTTAACAAATCACTGTAGTGATCCTAATGGGCAGACTTCTTCTCTTCTTGATGGGTATTGATGCGACAAGAGGACCAAAAAGGCTATGGCTAAGTCTAATTATGTGCGCTCAATGATGTTTTTCAAACCTTCGCCTTTGCCATTCATTCCACCTTTTGAAGAGGCAACCAGGCTTTTAGGTGTCCCTGCCAATTTGAGTGGAGCCGTAAGCTATTTTGCGAGGAAGTATCAAGTTGACTTGCCTGTGTCGGATAAGACACTCAGGACAGCGAGTAGAGGGCCTGTCACGCGCAGAACCGCCCAAAAAATCGGGAATTTCATGCTCAGCAAGTTGCCTTATCAGATAGACCAAAATGAGGTAGTTCGCCTTTACGAGCCGTGGGAATCCCTCGGAGCTCTAAATAATGGATGTTCGTGGCAAGCCGGGGTTCTCTACCCCATTAGGAAGTCAAAAATTGATATCAACAATAACTTCATTCGATTCCTTTCATTCATCGAGAATCGCTCTAATCAAGAGCTGGAAATTCTTCGAAAGCTGAAGTCCCTTGAGGGCAAGAAAACACCCCGCCAAAAGTTAGAAACAATTTGGTATGAATTCCTTTCGGCTACAACTCTGATTTCTGAAGCTGACTTAGAAGAAGGAGTCCCCGCTCTCGTCCAATGGTGCATTGGCTCAAACCTGCAAGGCTCGGCACTTTTGAAGTTAAACCGACTGTTTCTGAAGCTCACTGTTGATTTCTATTATTCTGCAATTGCGTGCTTGGATTATGATCTTAGCTGTCCTTTGCGACAGGCAGAGGGAGCGGATCAGCGGCTATGGGATGTCGGGCTATTCGGCGATCTCGTCCCGAAAGGCTCCACAACAAATTTCAGGGAGCCCGTCGAGGTGCTCCTTGATGAATGGAGAGGCGTCTTTGCAAAATCACCGAGAGCTCAGCTGACCTGGGCGGAAATGCACCGAAAGCTTCCATACCCACATGGAATACCTCCCAAGGATCGAACTGACTTTGCATGTGAGGAAGATGCCAGGAAAGAGATCGATGAGGTCAGGAAAGGTCGGCTGTATGCATGGCGCAGAGGGAAGCGACCGACAAAAGAGCAAATAGATGTATTCGTCCGCAACCTTGTTCCTGCAGACTATGACGATTGGTGGGCTTGTTTACGCTTTTACTGGGCAAACGCATTGGGACAACTGATAGAGTCAGTGAAAGTTAGCAATGAAAGCGCTCTCTCTAAAACTGAAGTGGTGGCTGCATTTGAGTGTTATCGTCGATACTGGGCAAGTTTTGGCGCTCCGGCAGCGCCAATGAAGAGTTGAAAAAGCCGGAGCTAACTCGAATGCTGCTCCGGCTCGGGCCTGGTTATTCGCCCAAATAGTCGTCGTTATTTGGATTGTGGGCGTCGGCCCAATCATCCATATCCGCGTCGTTGTTTGGGTTGTTGATGTCGGACCAAAGGTCCAGTTCATCTTTGCTCATGTCGTCGGTATTCATGGTCTTCCTCCTCATTTGCGTTAACTACAAGGCCATAATCCGCCCTTGGCCATTTTTGAGGAAGGTAACCCTGACCGGTAAATTTTGTTTTCTACTCGTCTTATTGACTCCGCCCCTAAATTAGGGCCCATCCACAGTCTGAAAATTTGGCTCTTAAAGCTGTATGCCCATGGAAGAGCAGCTGTTCACCGTTTTCTTGTTTCTATGCGCCGCCCAATTCGCGTTCCCTCTCGTCGCTTGCAAGATTAAGTCACGATTTCGGAAGCTAGGTTATGTAATGCACAGCGACCCGGCATGGTCTTGGCTCAACGTGACCAAATTTTGGAGTGAGTCTAGAGAGCAAAATTCCCGATTTAACGACGCAGTCATCAGCAAATATTTGCGGTTGCGGACAGGGTGGTGGGTTGCGGTTGGGGCAACTTTTATTGCCTTTATTGCGGTTGATCTGTCTTAAACCTTAATAATTCCGGGCATTGCGATGCCTGCTAGATTAAGGTGCCATATCCGAGGGGGAGCCTCTCATGCTGACGGCAAACCTCAGGTGTGTCTGACAGCTCAATGCTGAATCGCGCCGGTCGTCCTAATTGGCCAGTTTGCCTTTCCCGAGCGAAGATCATCATCTAATGACTTGACTCTAACAGGCATGAAATCCGTCAGTTCAAGGTAACGCCACCAACGGTTTGGTGTTACATCTTCAACCGAGTCCCAGAAGGTTGGAAGCATACTGAAAAAAAGTGCGATTCTTCCAAAATGGTATCGCAGTCTTTCCCCATCCAACCGCTTCTCTCGCAAACGAGCCATTTGCAACCTGTTGTAGATGATCGAGGCAGTGATATTGCCGCTTTGCTTCGCACGATTGAAAAGCTCGATCGCGTCAATAAGGTCTCTGTCAGCGTGAGAGGTATAGAATTGATTTAACTTGATTTTTGCTTTCGAAAAGCTCGCATACACCGACGAGCGCGACTCTAAATAGCGTTCATATTTATTTAAAACTGCACTAGTGCAAGAGGGTGAAAATGGGCGATCTTCAATAAACAGCTCCCCAATTAAACAGACTCCGAGAATGTCATCCTCAGCGACTCGCTTCTCCAACAGTTGGTCAAGACCATTGCTTTCCTGGTCCTCGTATACCAACTTTATCTCGCGGAGGAGCCGACCAAGCTCATCATTCTTTCCACTTTGGTCGATCAATTGGCTGACACAGTCATCAGGCTCAAATCCGTTTTTCAGAAGGATTGGTCGAAGAACCGAGCTGACAGAAATTTCTTCAACGAAGCCTTTCATAGCGCACCATTCATAACGATCTTAGCCTGTCCTTTGTGATTCGTTTGAGAACTCAAGGGAATGGGTTGTTGGCTCTAGAGCGTAGAGGAGGCTCCCATCAATCTTCGCATTGAGGTTCCTGCACAATCCCCAGCAATAAAACGAATTCTAGCAGGTGCGGGAATTGAACCCGATGCCGCAGGCTTTCGCAGGAACACAGTAATCCACTATCTCCGTTAAAACAGGCGCTTGGGAAAACGGAAGACCACGCAACACCACAACAAATCACAGCGGCGTGGACACTTTGTTGACACCTTTCGTTGCCGAAACTCTCTCCCATCTTTTCCTTAAAATCGCTAGTATGCTTATGAACTAGATGTGTTTTTACAGTATCAAAGGAGCTGATTGTGAGATTTACAGGGACGGTTCTCGCTGTACTTTTTGCTAACTTGCTGACCATCGCACTACTGGCTGGCGCGTACTACTACCTCAAGTCCGATCATGGACAGATGATGCTGTTTGAAATGGGGCTTCATTCCCTATTCATCCCTGTGCTCGGCTCTCCTAGAAACAATGTTAAAGAGCAGGTTTCTCAGGACAGTTTCACGCAGAGAAGACTGTCTGATATGAGGCCCATGACGGTTACGCCACGCTCCGCGACTTCAACTTCCCAGGCATCTCCCAAGAACAGGGCCTCCCAACCTTCCTCAGAGAGAAAGCGAAATCTATCGGCTATTCGGTCTAGTCTGGAAATGTGCCGTTTCTGGAATGCTGAGTATCGAAAAGATGGCAGTTCTCAGAGCAAACAATACCGGGATGCTGCATGCGCTCGCTATGAGCGCTTTTCTGGTCGAGATAGTAGAGACGTAGTAAACCTGGCGTCCTCTTCGTCGGTATCTTCAAATTCAAGTTATCAGGAGCAGCAGGAACGAAGGAGACGCCAGCTTGAAGAACAACGCAGGGCTGAAGAAAAAGCCGAGCATGAGGAATACTGCCAAGGGTTGAGGGAGGAGATAGATCATTATGATTCACTACTTAGGCGCGGTGGGAGCGGCTATTACGTAGCCCGTTTGAGAAGGGAGAGAAGGGAAGTCAGTCTTGAGTATTCCAGAAAGTGTCTATTAGGCCAGTAGCGGTGTAAGTCATTTCTTACGCCGATCTGGGGCTTGTACTCTGTCCCCCCCCCTCATCGAGGCTGACATAATAGCTGCCGAGTCATTCGGTTAGGACTACTAGGGCTCATCGCGGGCAAGGATGCCTGGCAATCGCGACACCTGCATAGTGGTGTGACTGGTCAGGGAGAGGTCTGGCGCTAATTTCTTAAAATGAGCCTGTTTCGGTTTTCTTGATAGCTAGCCGTGGCTAGTGTTCGTTCTTGTAGTGTCTTCCCCGCTACTTTGATTATTGGTGTCTACAGCGTGCCTTGATTTTTTTGTAAAAAAATGTTAAAATCAGGCTCTGTATGGAGCTTTGCGAGATGAGGGTTTACCCGAATACATATTTAAAGAGAAATCACCCTCATCTCGCAAAGCTCCATACAGAGCGCGTTTACTTGAAAAGTCCTTTGAAAACAAGCACTTAAGATTCATAGCTTCACCTTTTGTGTGGCTAGTTAAATTATTAATAAGTTTTTTCATAAAACCCTTCCTGCAGGCTATCGAAAGCTGCATTAGATTTTATATTTTATCACTTCTTTTACCGAATTTCGACTCTGAAATTGATGTTATCTTGATGATTTTATTGGATATTCTCTTGGCGTTGTGCGCGGAAGACGGAAGCGGTAGTGGTGGGCTTTTTATATAGTTTGTGAAGAAATAGATCTGTCTCGTATTCCTGGCTATCTAAAGATAGGCTAAGCGCTCCTTGTTAGAAGCACTGTTAAACTCTTGTCTCTCATTTTTCAGTCCGTTAGATCAAGCGAGAGCCCTGCTGCTCAGTGCACTTTTCCGTTCATCAAACATCAAAAAAGGAGCCCTTAGGCTCCTTTTTGTATGACATTGCGCGGGAGAATTTAGAAACCTTTGATTTCACTGTTTTTCATGAGTGTTGCTCCATGGGTCAGTTTTAGTCCTGCTTTTTTATTCTTACGTCTAGTTTTAGACCGTTGGACTGCTAGGTGCAAATAAAATTTTGTAATAGTCTGTACTACAAAATCTTGGGTGAAACTAGTTCAAAGTGGGGTCAAATTTTACCACTACACTTTCCTCTGAGCAAACTTTGTAGAAATCTACATATTTTTCATGGTGTTGCGCTATGGTGGTAGGCTCATCAGGGTGTTCCTGTGAGCTTGGCCTCTCTACCAGTTGATAGTTCAAGTCTACGCCAGACATGTTCAAGATTTTGACGGATAGCTCTTTGGTGTACCTGCTAGTCGTATACCTGAAGTCCTTGTGACACGGCTCCCGCAGCCAGAAGCTAGACTCTATCCGGACCCTTTCGTAAGGATCAATTCTAAACTGTGTGGGAAAGCTAAAGTGTTTTTCTTTAATAAGAAATGGGGGGTCACCATTTTCGTGGTGTGAGTAAATCAAAGCCCCGCTTTCGTCAACCTTCGTGACCTCAATTTTCAGTATTTGTCCGTATACGCCGTCCTCGGGAACTTGCTCCAGATCACTTCTGAATTCCAACTTTGCGTGCGGATCTGAGAAAGAATCCATATGGTGCAAGTTGTGTAGTGTGATGTCCATTACTACGAAGACTTTGAAAGTGTCAGTGTCTTTGCAGTATGAGTCGACCGTAATTATTATTTTTGTCGATTCGCTAATACACCCCAGTTTATTAATTCTCTCTTCGAAGAATGTTTTTAAATCCTGGTCTGTGTTCACTGTAGGGAAAAGGTAAGAGACCTTCTCTGAGAGCTGCTTCTCCTCAGGGCGAATGTTCGAGCGTACCCATACATACATGCCTATAACTGCGAAGAAAAGAATGTCCTGAAGAGCAGAGGCCGTGAACGATGTGGTGAATCCTGAGGCGGGTGTGTTTCTGTTTCCTATATGCTGATTGAGGAACTCGGAGTCGCTAAACCAAAGACCAGACCAAATCGCGGGGATAATCAAAAAGATAAGTGCATAAGCCCCTAAAGCGATGGCAAAAAGGCTGACCTCTTTCTGAATTCTATTTACCGTTTTGTTCTTTGTGTTCTCGTTTCTCATAGTTAAAGATCCTTGCCAACCCAAACGACTTTCCCTATCACCTCGAGACTATCAAGGTTAGTTCTTGAAATCTCCTGCGGCGGATACTCTTTGTTGTCACTTAGAAGGTGTACTCCATCGTTCCAAAGTGTCTGTATTCGTTTGACCAGTAGGTGGTCGCCGTTCCTAATTACGTAAATATGGCCGTCTCGCAACTTCCTTTCGCTGGTGTCGACCATTACCGTTTCGTTATCAGATATGGTCGGCTCCATTGAATCGCCTTTTGCGAACACTAGAGCCAGGTTGCTCTCATTGAGTCCCCTAAACCTAAGCCACTTCCTCCGGAAAGCTAGCTCCCTAGTCGGTGCCTCGTCTCCAGCGATGGAACCATGCCCGGCTGCGACCTGAATGTTATATCCAGGTATTAGCGCGAACTCTTCTTCAAACTGAGAATCGGATTTCGTTGGTTCTTTTCCTGTGGCCAGCCACTCAACAGATACCCCCGCTGCATCAGAAATGCGCAATAAATTGTCCAGTCTAGGCATTGCACCGTTCAAAATTGCTCGGAGAGTGCTGTCACCCATGCCTGCTTTTTGTGCGAACCCGCGTGCTGACTGAGTCCCTATCAGCGCTTTTAGCCTCTCACTGAAGCCAGTCTCTTCAATCTGTTCGTTAGAACTCATGTCTTGCCGCCTAAAAATTGCACAATTCAACAATTAATTGCGTTAAGTGAGCAAAATAACGTTGACCTCGCGTGCCTTCTGCACTATATTTTGCTCATTAAGCAAATAAACGCTCATGAATGAGCGGATAAACGTGCAAATTAGTGTAGCAGAGTGCAAAACAGTGGACGAGCAAAAGCAAATCATTCTGATCGCAACCCCTGTCATGACCCAGGACCGCTATGCCCAGCTTTCGGGCTTAACGGAAGGGCAGGTACGAGGTCAGATCGAAAAAGGACATCTGCCGTCACTCAAGATCGGCCGGGTGCGCATGGTCAACATCGCCGCGCTCTCTCAGCAGGCCCTGGACCAGGAGGACTGGCAATGACTTGGGATCTTCACAACCACTTTCCTTGCTTGATCGCCCCGGACCTTCGCGAGCAGAAGTTCCAGGAAATCCGCGTGGTCGTGACAGGCGCTCTCGACTTCTACAAGAGCGGTCAATGGGAACTGTACTGCGACAGCGTCACAAAGCTTTTGGGCATGGCTGCCGCCTTCAACGGCCTGGACGACGACCTCTACAACTACACCATGGACTGGGTGAACGCTCTGTCCCGTTTCACGCTCCAGCACACGGTTGTTGATTTCGAAGCCTGGGCAGTAGGGCAGGCTTGCACTGCACTGAGGGCCGCCGCATGAGATTTCACCGCCACGACGCCAGCAAAGCCATCAACGCGGCCAGTTTTGCCTTCCAGGGCCCTCGTCCGTCCTCTGCGCTCACTGCCCAGGCTCTGGAAGGCCTTTTTAACAATCTCCTGCACCGGTTAAGCCACCTGCAGGAAGTTCGCACCGACTACCCGTGCGACTACATGGCCCGCTGCAAAGCCGGCTTCACCGACGCCCTGATCCACGAACTGGAAGCCAGCGGCCATCACAGCCCGGCCTTTGACCGCCTCATACAACTGCGGGACGCCTGGGACTGCGGCCACCTGGATCTTCCCAACGTCACGGAGACGCAACCATGAGCCACATTCCACCCAGAAAAGACCAGGTGGAAGACAAAGAGCGCCGTTTCTACGTCTGCGCCCCGTCCTCCATCTACCTCCAGCTCCAACAGGAAGCCATCCAGAGAGGCACCGACCTCTGGACCCTCGGAGGTTCCGTCCTGACCGCATGGCTGGAGGCTGGCTGCCCGACCTTTGGCACTCAGGACCAACACTCTGAAAAGCCTTCGAGTCCGCCCCCGTCATCGTCACCACTCGCGCACGAAAAGGGGGCCGGACAGTGACCGTTACAAGGCTGGCGCGCAGCGCCAGGGCCAAAGGCCCCCTGGCCTTGTGGCGGGCTCTGGCTGGTCCACAGTGCGCATCCGGAGTGGTGAGGATGTCGGGGGAGGACGGCCGCCCCTTGATTCCGAACCATGAGCACAGGCGGCAAACGGAGTGCGGCAGGCGACAGGGACCGTTACCCGTAAGGGTGGCCGCCTTAGTGGCCAGGAGCAACGCGAGTAGAGCCCGCCCCAAAGGGGTCGCAAACCAGATTCAACACCCTTCCTGATTTCCCACCTAGAAACGGAAGGCCAATGGCAACCCAAGCAACAGCAACACCCAACGAAACCAGAGGACACAAGCAATGGAAAACTACCTGAACCTCATGATCATCGGCGCCACCCGCTACGACATCGACGGCAACCGGGGCGGTTCCCTGTGGGCCTATTCACCTGCAGAAGCGGATGACGACAACCGCGTCGGCAACGAAGTCATGAAAATCGCCTGCGACTGGAAGCACATCGATCAGCTCCGCAACCACGCCGAACGCCTCCCGGCGATGTTCACCGTCAAAGCCCAGATGAAAGCCGGGCAGGGCGGCAAGATCACCTTCAAGGCCCTGGACATGAAACCCCAGGACCCGATCAAGAAAACCGCCTGAGTAAGAACTGATGAACGTCATCACCTGTGACGGTGAATGGACACAAGGATCCCAGGGCATCCAATGCACTGGGACCCTGCAAAGCATTCCTTATCAGGACGTCGACGTCCTGTTTCAGGAATACCTGGCACCAGACGCCAGCATCATCGGCCTGGTCTCAGGAATCGCCCTGGCTCTCTTCGTCACCGGCGTCGGTGCCGGAAGGGTCATTCAAGTAATGAGAAAAATCTCATAACCAACCCGAAAGGAAAATCATCATGAAAAACGCAAGCAAAGATCTGAAAACCCGTCTGCAATCCGTAGCTGGCAAAGCCGGTGCGGGTGCTGTTGCCCTTGGTGCGTCGGCTTCTGCGTTCGCAGTGGACCACACCGCAGAGATCACCGCCGCCCAGGGTGACGCCACCACCAACACTACTGCAGCGGTTGCGGCCGTTATTGCAGTCGCGGCCGTGGTATTCGGTGTGGGCATCGTCCTGCGACTGCTCAACCGGTAATGCTCACCAGCATCTTAATAGCCTGTCTCTGGACAGGCTGTTTCGTGTCCGGTTACCGGACTGTGTAAGGGCCGGATTCCGGCCCTTTTTCATTCAGACAATGGTCCCAGTGATGCGTCTTTCAATCCTCGCCTTCGTCATCGTGCTACTGACTTTCGGAGCAGCCCAGACAAACGCTGCGACCGGCGTCTGGAGCCAGGACTTCTATCTGGATCATTGTGGCAAAGTTCCTAATCAATCCGATACCTGGTCGGACGCCCAGACCTTTATCGATACCGATGCCGCCTGTTCAGCCGCCAATGGTTTCACCTGCTACGCGGAGATAACCAACGCCGCGACTCAATACTGTACCGGCAGCAGCCGTGGCACCATGCGCGTCTTTCAACAAGCCTGCACCCAACTCAGTCACGAAGGCGGCGTTCCCGAAGGCACCGCCTGCGGCCAATGCGGCACAGGTCATGTGCCCGATCCCAGCGGCGAAAGCGGCTTTGACTGCCGCCTGGAAAAGACTTTTGAAGAATGCCGCTTCAACTTCCAGCGCTACGACCCGAGAAAAAAGCAGTGCGTCACTGAATGCATCTATGGCGAACTGGATTACCGCTGCAACGCCGAACCCTTCGACGAATGCACCAGTGAAGCTGACGACTTCCTGGGCACCATCGGCTACGGGGGCAACCGACGCAACGTCTGCTCCGGCGACAACCAGTGCGGTGACAACGAAACTTTTGCCTTCGGGGAAGGCCCCGATGGTGCCTACACCGGCCAGTGTGTCAGCAACGACGCCAACCCGCCCATCTGCCCGGATGGTTTTAAAGGCGGCCTCATCATCACGGAAGACGGCTTCGCCTGCGCCTCTCTGAATCCCGATGGCACCAACGAAAACGACACCTCCAACGGTGACAGCGACGGCGATGGGGAAGGGGATATGACCGGCATTGCCGGCCAGCTCGACGACATCAAAGGCTTGCTGTCCTCCGGCAACACCGAACGCGGCAACATCAAGAACCAGCTCGACGGCATCGGCAAATCCATCAAAGACGGTACCCAGGCCATCACCGACGCCATCGGCAACATCCCCGGCGGGGGAGGCGGCGGTAGTGGAAATGGTGACGGAAACAGCCAAACCGAAATCGTCGGCGAAGACGGCGAGTCCATCACCTGGAGCGGGGAAGCCATCCCATTAGAACTGGCCGACGGCCTCGACGAACTCAACGCCGTCCAGGGCGAATACGAAACCCTGATCGCCAATATCCGTACCGAAATGGCCGCCTCCTTCGGCTCCTTCACCGGGGCCGGTGGTCTCCAGGACAACAACATCACCCTCTACGGCGAGACCTTCAACGCCGGTCTTTCCAAGTTCGGAGCCGACCTCTCCATCCTCGGCTCCATCATCCTCTTTGCCGCCACCTTCATTGCGCTCGGCATCATCATGGGAGCACGAGACTGATGGAATTCATTGCCAATTTCTTCGACGCCATCTGGGCCTTCCTGGAAGCTGTCCCCACCTTCATCAACGACGCCATGGTCAAACTCTCGGCCTGGTACGTCATCTGGGTGACCAAAGCCAAAATCTACTTCGTCGGCTTTGCCTGGGACGTCGCTCACGAAGTCCTCAACCAGCTCAACATCTCCGGCACCATTAACCAGTACTGGGGCTCCATCGACTCTAAAGTCATGGGTGCGCTGACCTACTTCCGCATCCCGGACGCCCTCAACATCATCCTGAATGCTCACCTGACCCGATACGTCATGGGAGTGCTGAAATGACCATCAACATCCACCACGGCCCACCTGGCTCCTACAAATCCGCCGGTGTCGTCCAACGCTACGTCATCCCCGCCCTGACCGGAGCAGACAGCGACTACCCCGACGGCCGCTGCGTCGTCACCAACATAAGAGGCCTGGACTCCATCGAACGAGTCGAAGAAGCCTTCGGCGTTACCTGCGGCCCGGAATCGCGAATCATCAACCTCGAAACCGAAACCCGCGACGCCCTCGAATACGCCGCACGATGGTTCCACTGGGTCCCGATCGGCGCACTCATCGTCCTCGACGAAGCCCAGGCGGTGTATCCCGCCGCCAGAAGAGACTTCCGCATCGAGCACCTGGACTACCCCGGGGGCAAAGAAGCTGCCCAACGCGACAGTCGCCCCGCCGACGTCCTCCTGGCCTTCGACATGCACCGCCACTACAACTGGGACCTCTTCTTATGCACCCCCAACATCGGAAAGATCCACAAAGAAATCCGCCAAAGTGCCCAGCAGGCCTTCCGGCATTGGCAAATGGGGCACATCGTGCCCTGGAAGAAAAACAAATGGAGGGAACTGGAACATGACCCTGAAAACAGCGGAAAAGCTGCCTCCCATAGCATCGGTGTCCCAAAAGAGTACAAGGTCGACCTCCGGGTCTTCGAGTGCTACCAGTCGACGAAAACCGGCAAGGCCAAAGGGGTGGTCGGGGGCAATTCAATCCTTAAGGATCGCAAGTTGCAGCTTGCAGTTGTGGTTATCGTGGGCAGCTTCTCGCTGCTCGGCTATCAGGCTTACCACATTATCGAACGGGAAAAGGCTCGCCTCTCGGGTGATCCGGTGGCTGTTCCCGAGAGTGATACGGCTGATGGTGGCGCTGACCCTGATGGTGCTGATGGGCGCCGCCCTTCGACTGATCGCCCGTCTGAGCGTGCTCTAGACCGAAACCAACGCCAGCACCTGGAACACCCCTTCGCCGATGTCGAGCTACGCATCGCCGGCAGCGTAAACCGCCTCTACCTCTTCCAGGGCGAAGACCTGCAAGGCGAATTCGCGCTCACTCAACAGGACCTGGCCAGCTTCGGTTACCGCGTCCTGTACCTCAGAGATTGTCACGGGCAACTCTGGTGGGACGGCGAGCGCGTCCAGGATCTTTATTGCCAACGCATGAGAAGCAGGGAACCCGAACCCAGGCCGAGTTTTGAGCCAAACATGTTCCCAACCCTGGTCACCGACACGAAAGACCCGGCGCCAGCGGAGCGCTAGCGACGATGCGCGAGGAGCAAGCGCTCCGCTGGGGCCGGGACGCAGCCCTGAGACGTCCCTGTAACACGTCTCATAGAAAACGACGGTAGTCGATTTTTAACCACTTAGAACCACAGTGAGTCACAGATGAAAATCAAAGACTTCGAACGACTGGATATAAACACCGGAGAAATTGGAAAAGGGGACCTGTTCATCGGTCCGGAAGGCCAGCAGGTGAACCTGAAAAACGTCAACGTCCTCTGGACCGGTACCGATACGGTTCGCCAACTCTTCCAGGGACGCCTGAAGCCGGAAATCCTCGCGGACATCGCTACCGAATACGAATCCGGCTACGACGCCACTCTCACCATCAAAAAGATCCCGTTCAGGCTCCAGTCCGGCAGACGCGGCGGCTTCAAGTACATCCTGCAAAACCGGGAATACGGCCTGACCATTCTGCTGCAGAACTTCTACGCCGAAGCCGACACCCTGGGCACGCACGTCAAAATCGAAACCTCACCGCGATGGCTCTATGAACGCTCCAGTCAGCAGATCCACGACGAGCTGGCAGAGTGGGGCATGTACTTCCTGAAGAACATCAAGCCGGTCGGAATCGCCTTACACCTGGCAGTCGATTTTCAAGGCTGGGAACCTCCTCAAGACTTCGCCCAGCACTTCGTGACCAGGGCAAGAACCATTAGCGTCCACAACGGCATGAGTGACTTCCATTTCCAGGGCCTGGACGGCTCAACGGTGAACGGCAGAGGCGAAACCTACACTTTCGGCAAGGCCAACAGCCTCCAGGTCTGCCTCTACGACAAATCCAAGGAAATCGACGTCTCCGACAAACGCGCCTTCATGGAAAGCATCTGGGAATGTGCCAGCAACGAAGACTGCTTCCCGGATACCTGTTACGACCCGGACAAACCCGTCTGGCGCCTGGAAATCCGCTTTCATCACCGGATCGTCAACGAGATCTCCCAAGGCACGCCCAACATGAAGCCCATATACACATACATGGACGCGGTACCGCACCTGACCGGTCTCTGGCAGTACGCCCTCCAGGGCAATCGCTACGAGGTCAAACGGGAATGGGTACACCCCATCTGGACCAAGCTCCGTGAAGACATCGGCTTCGGCTACAGCGCCCCGGATCTGCTCTACAAACGCGCAAAAAAGGAACCCGGTTGCGGCAACGAAAAGAACGTCTCCCTGGCCTTTGGCAATCTCTTGTCCATTTATGCACGCAACCGTTTTAACTCACGCCAGGCCTGGGACTGCCTCAAGAAATCCGGACTCTGGGAGGATCTGTGCGCCTACTACCGGCGACGGGAGATCTATGAAAACGAGCTGTTTCAGCTCGTCCAAGATGGACTGATAAAACGACGACTACTTACAAAGGTGGCCGCATGATCAGGAAACTACCGTCGGGACGATGGCAGGTTGATATCCGCCAGGATGGACGCGGTTCCAAACGCACCAGAAAAAGCTTCGACAGCAAGGCTGAAGCCAAGCGTTACGAACAACACCTGCTCCTCCGAAAGTCAGAAGACCAGGTCTGGAATCCCTCAAAGGATCGCCGGCGTTTGAAGGATCTCATTCAGCAGTGGTACGACGCTCACGGCCACACCCTGAAGGATGGAGAGAAACGGAAGCGCAAACTGGATGCCATGGCTGATCGGCTACGCAATCCTAGGGCAACATCGTTCAAGGTATCGGATTTCGCCACCTATCGCCGTCTCAGGATGGAAAATGACGGGGTAGGGGAGAATACCTTGAATCACGAACATACCTACCTGAGCGCCGTCTTTAACGAGCTGATCCGGCAAGGCGAGTGGGCACACGAGAACCCGTTAAAGAAGCTGCGGAAGTTCAAACTGGATGAGCAAGAGCTGGCGTTTCTTTCCCAGGAACAAATAATCCGTCTCCTGGAAGAGTGTAAGGCGTCTTCGAATCCGAGTCTGTATCACGTTACCCGATTAGCCCTGGCAACTGGCGCCAGGTGGTCGGAAGCAGAAGGCGTAGCCAGGTCAAACTTCACTCCTCATCGGGTCACGTACAACTACACGAAGTCCGGTAAGTCCAGAAGCGTTCCGATTTCAAAACAGCTCTATGAAGAATTAATAGAAGAGGTGCCTTTCGTCAGCTGCAGCGCTGCATTCCGGAAAGCGATCGAGAGGGCCGGAATCGACTTACCCAGAGGCCAGCTCACTCACGTATGCCGTCATACCTTCTCCAGTCACTTCATCATGAACGGCGGAAATATCCTGACTTTACAAAAAATCCTCGGGCATTCAGATATTAAGCTCACAATGAGGTATGCTCACTTTGCTCCTCAATTCCTGGAGGATGCGTTGAAGTTTTCCCCGCTAAACGGTCAATTATTAGGCATTGAGAAATGGTAGGTTTGTTCGAAGCGTTTTCTAAAGTGCTCAGGGTATCCGCAGAGTTTTTTTCGCTAGCGGGCCTATTGCTGTTGCTCTATTACCTATCCTCCGTTGTAGACTTTTTTCCTCCTTCTCTTTCCTTCGGTGACGCGGTAAAGCTTGTTCTACTTTGTTTCTTGGCTGCTACGCATTACTTTTTGATTGTTCTCTTCGCTCTACTTGTAGGAGCGTTCTTTTGCGTCCCTGGCTTATACTTGGCGTCGAGAGCTTTCAAAGACCGCCGGTCTTTTTTTGTTAGGTGTTTCGATCTGGTTGCGAGTACCGATCTGCAGATCTTCTATTGCCTCTCAGCTGTCTTAGTTCCGATCTCTTACTATTTCTTACACTCTCAGTTGATTCCAGAGTTCGCTATTACAGTTACAGCGTCTACTGCTGGCTTTCTTTTCTTAATAGTTTTCGTTGGTGAGGCCTCCGGAAAGACTGCAGTCTTTGATGTGGATGGTCGTTTGGTTGGCGCTGGTTTTTTCGCTAAATTTGAGCATGAGTATTCAGACCCAGGTGTTTTGAAGTTGAGTGGTCTGATACTCGTTACATTGTTTTTCGTGTCGCCGGTGGGATATTTGGGTTCTTTCGAAAAATTTTCCAAATTGGTCATGGAATCTGCCGGCGTAGCCCAGGTTGATACATCTTTATACGTGGATTCACATTATTGCCCGATGCTCAGAGAGCTACGTTTTTCTGTTTCAGAGGAGTTGATCGGAGAATTTTGCTTGGTAAGCGGTGTGAATATTCTGTTTCAGGGGATAGGTACGGAAACGCTCTTGGAGTATTCGGAGGAAAGTCCGAAGTTACCAATTCCAAGTGAATCGGTAGTTCAAATTAACGAATGAAGCTTTGTGGACACTTCGTGGACGCCAGAAACAACAAAGCCCGCACAAGGCGGGCTAAGTCGTTGAATCTTGGTGCCCGGAGGCGGAATCGAACCACCGACACGGGGATTTTCAATCCCCTGCTCTACCAACTGAGCTATCCGGGCATGTTGCGCTACTGCTGTGCAACGGGGCGCTATTAA